GGCATCATCGCTGGATCGCAGAGCGGTAAGACATCTTTCGCACCTCATTGGTTGATGCGAGAGATACATAGACGCGGCAACGGCGATTATCTGTACGTCTCATCAACCTTCACACTGCTACAAAAGAAGGCGATACCGGAGCTTAGAGAAGTCTTTGAGCATCGCGGCAAGCTTGGAAAGTATAAGAAGGCTGATCAGACGTTCGTATTCAACGAAGCGGGGATGCGTTGGATACACAGTGAGTGTAACATAGATGATTGCCGGTGCCACGAATCCGGTAATCACGGTTACGATGCCGATAAGCCTACCATCATCTTCTTTGGTCACGCGAACAACGCTGAGTCATTAGAATCGGCAACCGCTAAAGCCGCCGTGCTTGATGAAGCGGGCCAGGAAGATTTCAAACTTGAGTCCTGGGAAGCGATCCAACGCCGGTTAGCGCTGCATGAAGGCCGTGCGCTGATCCCTACGACACCGTACAACTTCGGCTGGCTTAAAACAGAGATCTATGATCGTTGGATGGAAGGCGATCCAGATTATGATGTGATCAACTTCTCATCAGGGATGAATCCGGCGTTTCCACAGGCTGAGATCGCGCGTATGAAGCGCACGATGCCTAAGTGGAAGTTTGAAATGTTTATCATGGGCCTGTTCAGCAAGCCAGCCGGTTTGATCTATGACTGCTTTGATAATCTTGAGAACGTCTATGATGACACACCAGGTAAGCATCATCGCTTAGTCATTCCGAACACCTGGAAGCGTATAATAGGGATCGACTTTGGTGGCATCAATACAGCGGCGGTTAAGATCGCTATACATCCAACGTTACCGATCTTCTATCTGTACGAAGAGTATTACCCGCGCGTGCATCGATCAACGGCTGAGCACGCGTGTTGGATCATGCAGCATGAGCCATCGGTACAGATTGACTGGCGCGTGAGCAAAATGAAGCCGGTGCCAACGTTGACATACAACAAGTCAATGTTTACAATCATCGCCGGTTCACTGAGTGAACGTCAATGGCGAACAGAGATCGCATCATCTGGCCTTGAGGTTCATCCCACCTTGCTAAAAGATGTTGAGCTTGGTATTGATCGAGTCTACAATACCGTTCAACAGCGCTGGTTTAAGCTCTTTAAGTCATGCCGGTACGCGTTAAGTGAGTTTGGATCGTATTCGCGTGAGATTGATGGTGATGGCACACCGATCCCTGGAACGATTGTTAATAAGGCGAAGTATCATTGCCTTGACGCGATACGCTATGCGGTATCGTCTATCGCTGATCCTAATCCGTCTGAAGAATGGACGGAAGAAGATATGCGATCTTTCCAACCTGACGTTGATGCAGAGATCGCTGAAATGCTTGAAATGTTAGATGATGATGTGAACCTTGATTCACCGCGCGTGCGACGATTGCTTGAGCGCCAGGAAGCATTGATGCACCGGCCTACGGGCCGTCATCGGATTATTGATGTAGAACCGGAAATGTGAAGCCATGACAGAAACTAGCGTTATCATTCAAGCTATGGCGTTGACGATGTTTGTCAAGGTGCTGGTTGACGCAATGAAGATCTCGCCGATCCCTTCACCAGCCGCCGTCATCCCTATCGTTACTCTGGTGCTGTCATTGGTACTGGCAGTGCTCTATGATGTTGCTAACAGCGTGTCATTAACGCGTCAAGCACTCGCACAATCTGTGTTCGTTGCGATCCTGGCGTTCGGTGGCGCGGTTGGTGTGACTGAGCTTCAGAAGCGATCTAACATCGCTCAAACATCTAAGGATGCAAGCTAATGGATCTCCATTCAAGACACAACGCGTTTCTTAATCCTTTGGCGCTGATCTCACGGATCTTTTCGCCGGACATCAACATCAGCGGTTCTAATCGGCCTAACGCGATCTTGCCGGTTGATCGTCGCCAGGTGTACAAGCTGTTGGATGCCTACTACAACAACACGCAGTACAATCGTGAGATCTGGCACGGTTCGCTTGACTACATCAACCGTGAGCTTGGCGAAGCTGCGGCCCGCGATCTCGCTGGCATCTTCAATCCAATTGAGCGCGGCACAGAGTTGTACGCGCAAAACATCTTCGCTGGCAGCTTCGGCGATGAGATTGTTGTCGATGATGTCGTTGGCCCTAAGAATAAGCCGCGTCCGATCAATCAGAAGATCATCGATCCCCTTGAACAGATCTGGGATTGGTCTAACTTCAACTCAGGCGAAAAGGAACGTTACCCGCGCATCGGATCACTCTTCGGCACTGTGGGGATCAGAGTCGTTGCGAGAGTAGGCAAGAAATTCCCGAACGATGATCCAAAGGAACGGATCGTTTATATTCAGTTTGAGCATCCATCCATCATTGAAGATTACGTTAAGAATCAGCAACAAGAGATCACGCAGATCTTGACGATTCACTTTGAGCTTGAAGGTGACATTGATATCAACACGTCTCAGACGCGGCAATTCAACACCTACAAAACGTTGATGACTGAAACGCAGTTTGAGACGCTGAGAAACAATGAACCGTTCAACGAAGTGGTTGATGACATTGACTATGAGTTTGCGACAACGGCGAACACGTTAGGTAAGGTGCCGTACGTGCTCAACTTCCACCGCAAGCTTGAAGGGCCGTGGGGTGCCTGGTGGTTCATGGGATCAGAGAATCCTATTGACCGGCTTAACTCACTCATCGCGCACATCAACCGTCAGATCATCCGACACGTCAAAGTTAAATGGGTGATGGCTTCAAAGGGCAATCCACCAAGAGAGTTTAATTTCAGTGATACCTCTGTGCTGTTCATCAAACTGTTGCCGGAACAGACAGGTAATGACACGTTCATCAAGCCGCTCGTTGCTGACTTGAATCTAGGCGATGCGATCTCTGAAGCGAAGTTTATGCTTGCTGAGTTGCGTGATCGGATGCCTGAGTTGAAAGCAATTGACGGTGACTTTCTTTCAAACACTACTGGTCAGACTGTGGCTCAGTTGCGCATACCGGCGATTGATCGATTGAAGGTTGCGCGATCTAACTACGAGTCGAATCTGATCAAAGCGCAGAAGTTGGCGCTTGCTTATGGCGTGCTACTTGGCATCTGGGATGTTGGCACCGGTGCTGGCACTATTGAAGCTGTCAATGAAGCGAGTGAGAAAAGACTGTTTGATCACAAGTTTATCAAACGCGAGTATCTGACTGTCACTGAATCTGAGCGCTTACAGAATCAGTTACTTGAAATGCAGATCGCTGAAGCTGGCAACGTTGCCGGAGCAACAAGCAATGGCACCGGAGCTAACAACAAAGGCCCGCGCAATCTTCCTGATGGCCGTGGTAGCATCGGACAGTTGCCAGGATCGAATCAGAATCCAACTGCTACACCGTAACTAAGTTGAATGCCTGATGATAATACTAAACGGCATGATCGCCAGATTGATGCACTCATTACTTCTGGTCTGATCGCTCTAAAGAGATCTCTGCAAGTGGCGTTTATACTTCGCTTGCTGCAACTCACTACGCATCAGATTATTGTTGAATCAGATCGGCGAAGAGTGTTAGCCATTCTTCAAGCTGAGTTGCGAGATCGTATTGATTACACAGGGCCGGTATATCAAGCGGTGATCAATTCAATCTCAAAGGCTGGCCCTGACATCATTGATTACGAAGTAACAGTGCCGGATGATCATGGTTTAGTTCTCACCTCAAGACTTGAGCGCGCGAAAAATCAACTGATCGGACAGATCAACACAACACTGATAACAGGTGTTTCTAAGGAAGCTTCGCGCAGCGATGTTTCAACAGAAATGTTCAAGATCCTTTCGCTTCACAGTGGCTTCAAGCGTGTGATGGCTTACGACACGGCTAGAGCTTACAATCTTCAATTGCTGTCTGTACTGCTTGGATCGAACGTTGATTATGTGCGCATTCAGTTGTCGGAAGAGCACGATCATCCTGATATCTGTGATAAGTTAGTTGGTGTCTTTCCGATGTCGGAAGTCACCGGCGAACCTTTCCGGCCTATTCCACCTTTCCATCCGTTTTGCAAATGTTATGTGCTTCCCTTCCGATCCTGAGATTTCTGGATCTTCTGGTTGACAATTCGCTAGTGCCTGGTTTAGACTCCGCCACTGTGAGGGAATGACGTAAGTTATGCCAGCACCAACCACACCGCAAAACCAGCAACCAACCAATACACCTGGCACCGCACCAGGGAGCGATGAACCGAATGATAATCCGTCAGGCAATGAGCCAGCGGGAGATCCACCGGCATCATCGACAACTGCGGGTGCTGATGACGGCGCGGGTACGCAAAGGGCAAGAGGCAAAAAGCCTGATGGTATTACGCCGGAAGTACAAGCTTACATTGACTCTGAAGCACGCAAGGTAAGATTAGCGGCTGAAGAGGAAGGTAGGCGAAAAGGACGCGAAGCACTTCAAGCGGAGTTAGAAGATCAGAACGCTACGGACACTGAGCGATTGACGAAAGTAACAGCTAAGGTCACTCGCCTTGAACAAGAGTTAGCGGACGCGAAGAATAATCACGCTCGTTTACTCATGGCGCTCAAAGTCGGACTACCGAAGCCTGAAGTTAACTTCAAGCGATTAATCATCACTTCTGATGACGCAGCGCTTGAAGCTGACGCTCTTGAACTAAAAGAGAGTCTTGGCGTTCAGCCTAATGGTAATCAGCAACCTGTACACACACCACGCGGGCCAAACGGCGGAAGATCAACACAACAGCCTACTCGCTCTGAGGAAGAGCAAGAGACGGTAACTAAGGTCACTGCGCAAGCAATTGATCCGATGTATCGTAACTTGTAAACATTAACCTTTCTTAGAATAAGGGAGAAGAGATTATGACATTAGTTGCTCTGAGCACTAGTGCGATTGCGTCTCTTTCTTCACTTGAGCCGCCATCCGGTCATCGTCTTAGCGGACTAACAGCCGGAGAAGATATCTTTGCAGGTGCAGCGTGCCGTATTGATGATGATGGAACAGTGTATCTGTCATCTGCAAACGCGGCTGATGCAAATGCGGATGTCCACGGTTTTTCCTGGCGCGCGGTGAAGAGTGGTGGCCCGATCACGCTTGGTTTTGATGAGCGTATTATGTACGGTGATTCTCTAACACCAGGTGCAGCTTTGTATCTGTCTGCGGACGTTACGAAGAAAGGCCGTCTTGACACGGCACCTGGAACGGGATCGCCTGTACCGTGCGCTTTCGTTATGAACGAAGGTCAACGCATCGTTTGTCTACGCAACGTTGGTATGTACGCCGTTGGTGCTGGTGCTGAAGCTGCGGCGTTCTTTGGTAATGTTCCACAAGCCGCAGAACCTAATCTTGGTGCCACTGTTGGTGTTGACGTTGCAGCGTCAACCGGCACTCAGGTTGCGACAAAAACGGAGTTGGATACCACCAACACTAAAGTTAACAATTTGCTCGCTAAGCTTCGCACAGCGGGCATCATCGCGCCATAAGCGCAGTGACTAACCCAAAGACTACTTAGAAAGGATATCCGATTATGCCAACACGTTTTGTCGATCTAGCAAACGTCGCTCAATACGGAACCCTTGATGTCTTTGCCAGTCTTGCTGCGCAGACCCGCGATCAAACGATTGCGCAGTATGGTGAAGATCGAGTGTTCGAGACGATTAGAGAAGGATTCGAGATCCACAATCGTCTGGTGCGCCAGCTAATGTCTGAGCGCGTTCAATTCTCAACTGATCGGCTGTTCCGCTACGGCGGTGATCCACAGTCGAACATGCAGCGTCTTGATGAATACGGTTCGCCTGACGCACAGCGCCGGATCACCGGTGCAACTTTGGGCCTTCCTCTTGACTACTTCGGTATCGCTGTTCAATGGACTCGCAAGTTCATGCAGAACAACACCGTTGAAGATCTCTTGAAGGAAGCAACAGCCGCGCGTCAAGCGCATATCCGTCGCGTTCGTCATGAAATTCTCAACGCGATCTTTACACCAACGAACAACCTGGCTTATGAGGATGTGTTGGTTGATTACCTGAACTATCCGGTTCGCGCATTGCTCAATGCGGATGGTTCGCCAATTCCACCTAATCCGTACACAGGTGCGACGTTCGATCCGAACACGCACACTCACTATCTTTATGGCACGGCCATCAATGACACCAACGTTGCTCTGTTGATCAAGACAGTGCAAGAGCATGGCGTCGATGGCACGCTGCGCTTAGAGATTAGCGAAACTGATGAGCCAGCGGTACGCGCGCTGAACGGTTTCGTTGAAGCTGTGCCGGTCAACGTCGAACAAGCCTACGGCTTCTCAGCAAGCTTTACCGCTCAGGGCCGTGCGCAAGTGGTCAACACCAGTGACCGTTTCATCGGCGTGTACGGTGCTGCTAACGTGTGGGTGAAGAATTGGCAAATTCCTGGCTACATGATCTGTTGGGATGACGGATCGCGTCCGATTGCGATTCGTACCCGCAAAAACAATCCGAGTGGTTGGGAGTTGGCTGTTGCCTACGAGAATGAAGTGTTTCCGCTCAGAGCACGTGTGCTTGACTCGGAATTCAGCGCCGGTGTGTTGGTTCGTCATAAGATGGCCGTGTTGTACATCAACGGTGCTGCGGTCGCTTACGTCAAGCCTACCATTCCGTAATTGAAGCTCTGCGCGGTATGGCAAGGGCCGTGCAGCTTGGGAAGCGGCGGTTGATTACCAGAGAATTGATCGCCGCTTGCCAGTTTATTATTAAGGGAGAACGAGATCATGGCGAAAGATGACAATAAGAAAGCCGGTAACGGTGAAGGTGCTGGTACTGGTGCCGGTGCATCAATGGATGTGACGGCGAGTAATCCAAGCACTATCAATGCGCCAGAGCGCACTGGTGGTGTGATGGATTCGTCAACTACCACAGCGGCACGTGAACCGAAGTTAGATTCAAAACCGCTTGGTTCGCAGCCGCCAAGCTCAAGAGCCGAAGAGGAAGTTAACGCGGCTGTTGAAGCTGCGATGCACGAAGAGTACGTGCAAACGGAAGCGCAGCGGCGCGTTGCGGCGGCAAGAGCGCAAAGGCTCATGGATAGCGTCAACACAGAGAATCCGTACGGTCTGGCAGAAGGTCAAAAGCCGGTCTACCAGGTTGGTGCTTGGCTGGTTGATCCTGACGGTAATCGCGTGCAGAAAGTCTCTGATCTTCGGCCACCGTCTGAAGTGATCGTTGATCCTGCAACGTCGATGAAACAGATGTAATCGAATCATGCCAAAGCTGATCGATGAAATACTGGCTCAAACTGACGGCACTATTATTAAGCCGGAAGAGAGAGGCTATGTGCGGATGGTCTTGGGTATTGCGGAAGATGCAACGAGTACGCTGTACGGGACTAGCGAAACTCGGTTTGACGCGATGGCTTCAAACGTATTCTTCAACAAGTCCATCCGCACCATGATCGATAAGTACGGCAAGCTTGGTGATGATATCATCGCATTGCAAGGTGTGAAGAATTATGCTTCAAGTGATCAAAGACTGCGGATTGCGTACATCATGCAAAACTTAGTCTTTCCGCCGTCGAAGCAAGCACCTCTGGAAGATATCTTGACTGTGCTCGCCGAACGTGAGCAAGGTGGTCAGTTGTTACAGAACATTCCGGTTCGTTATGGTGAGTTTGCCGGAGTCTTTGATAGCGACGATGAGTTTGGTTTGTGTCCCTAATGCCTGATTGGACTATAGAGGATCGGATCGATTATGACACAGATCGAATAGTCTACTTCGGATCTGATGCTTCAGTCATCTTGTATGATGAAGCCGGAGCGGAGTTGATTGAGATCCTTCAAAACTGGTTTATCTATAAGAATCATAACTATGCGGCTAACGCGTTCAATTACAATCTCAAGATCGCAGAGAGCGATGTCAAGTACGATACGCCGATGGCCGCAGTCAAAACGATTCGTTATAGGATCGATGGAGTGTTGTCAGACACGTACACTCATAATGGTGTTGAAGCACCTGACTTCGGTGGTAAGCGAACCTGGATCATCAGCGTGAACAAGCCGAAGTTTCGTAATAACTATTTCATGGCATCGTGATGACGAAGAAAAAGAAAGCGAAGAAGCGAAAGAGCCGCAAGAAGAAGTATTGAAATGCCGTTCGATCAAAACATCAGCATTGAGCTAACAGGTGGCGCTCATGCGATTCAGATCGAACCTGTCTTGATCTTACGAAGAAATGATGCTTTTGAGAACGCACCTGATGTTGTCGCACAGCAAGCGGCGTTGTTCTTTGAAACTATTAAAGACGAGATCGCTGAATCAGCGCGTACCAAAATGCGTGAATGGCGCGGTGATGAGAAGCGTGATATCCAGGCCACGGTGTTTCCAGGGATCTACAATCAAACGAGTTTGATCGTTGGTGGTGATCTGGTTCAAACATACGTTGATGAGTTTGGCCTTGAAGCACGCAAATGCTTTCCGCCGTGGCGAGAGGGAACGTTACTCTTCCAATGGGTGATCGATAAGCTGGCACCGCAGCCATTGCCGGTGCAGCATCCACGCGTTGAAGAGAGTAAGCGATTACTCAACGCTCAGTTGAGCGCATCATTCGCTGTAGCGGTGGCCATCAATCAAAGAGGATTACCAGCACCGGCTGATTATCTTCATGAGCCATTCGCAGCGACGTTTGAAGAGTTTTTGCCGCGCGTAACTGAAGGATTGATCAAGGCCGGTATCAGGGCCGCATCGATCATCAATACCAGTGACGCTGGTTCGGCTGAGTTTATTGTTCACAGTTAGGATCTATGGCGCTACCGAACGATTACGATTCGCCGTTAGGTGAAGAGGAAGCAGAGCTAGAGATCAGGAAAGCGATTGTTGAATGCTTCCTGTCTGTGGCCGGTAATCCACGGTTCGGCTTTGACTCTGATCATGCGCATACACGGTTGCGGTATCCTGACAAAAACTCAACCTGGGAATTTGTTGCTAGTATTGTTGATCCTGACACCGCATCGGCTGATCCAACGGAACAGACGCGCCTGGTACGATATTTCGCAGTTGCGCTTGTGGGTGTCGCACGAACGTTGAAAGAATTGACACTGCGGTACGCGATCAAGATCTCGTTTGGATTCAAAGATGTTTATGCAAGCAATGTGAATCTCAATTCAAGTGATGAGTTGACAGCTTGCTTGATGCAGTACCAAAAGTTTCTGGCCAACAACTTGAATCTTGGCCTTGATGATCGCGTGTCGCATCAGTATTTGACAACAACCAACGTGCGGTTTGTGTTGAAGGACGCACAAGGTAGCGCGGTTCAAGTTTCGGACAACACATTGAATGTTATCTTAGAGGTGTGCTAATGGCTGAAGAGAAAGACAATGAACAGGTTGAGAAGAAAGACGCGGCTGACTCTGGCTTTGATGACGCGCCTACCGTGAAACTTGCTGCGAAAGCAACAGCGCCAACGTACGCTGAGCCTGACCAGCCTGATGTTGAGATCCATATCGGCGAAGAAGCTATTGTCTTTGTGCCGTCACTGGATCAACAGCAAGCCGGTTTCAAGCCGTACAGTAAGGTTGGTGAGAAGCGCGTTGATGCAACGGCTGTGCTGTTGACGCAGTATCCAGGGATCTATAAGAAGATCGCTGATAAATAACTGAGAGGTGAATCATGCCGTCACGCAGAAGAGCGGAATTAGTTCTGGCGTTACCTAATCACAGTCAGCGTCAAGCGGACTTTGAAACGCCGATTGTTGAGTCTGTGATCATTAAAGCTTGGGCCATGACAAGTGATAGTTATCCAGGAATTGATCGAGAGATTGATCGTCTGCTTAACTGTACGCTTGAACGTCTGGTGCAAAAAGAGTTGTTGCGCCGGATCATGCGCTTCAATTTTGACTTTGAAGCGAATGGTCAGTTACTTGCTCAATTGCTTGCGTATAAGATGGGAGTTGCGGCGGCACCAACAGGTACGCAAGCGAACCAGGTTCAGACGTTCACGATGACGGCTACCAGCGGCACCTGGCGTGCGGGGATCACTATTGGACAATACATCAAGTACACGCCTTATCTTCCTTTCGATGTGACAGCCGCGAACCTCAAAGCTGCACTTGAGAATCTGACGGCGATTGGACGCGGTAATACAACGGTCACGCTGTTGGCTGGTGTCTATACCGTCACGCACGTCAATAACCTGGCCCGCGCAGAAATGCCGGTTTACGTTACTGACGGTGTACTGTTGGCTGGTGGCACCGTTGTTGCGGCTGAGACAGTGCCAGGTGTACAGAAGAGTCATGCACTGAGTGAGATCACCACGTTTCAGCAACCGGAGTTTGGTTTCGTTGTTGGCTACCGCAACTCTACTCGCCGTCCGCGCAGATACGATTCAGTTGTTGTTGATAGTCTGCGGATTAGTGGTGCGCACGCACAGCCGCGATTGACGGCGAATACGTTGGTGATCGGAAGCGGGAACCTGAATGATGTCACTGGCGCTTATACCATTCCGGCTTGTACGATCTACAGGCCGATCCGCTTCAAGGATTGCGTCATCACGATTGATGGCGTCAATTACTCTAATCAGCCGGTTACGGGTAATCCCTGGCGCAACTTCGATCTGACGATGAATTCAAACACCATCACAGATGATGACGCGTATCCAGGTATTGATGAAGATGTTCATCGGCTTGAACGTGCTGATGAACGGCCCTGGTCACTGAACGTTGGTATTCTTGGTGAAAAGGGTGATGATATCTACGCACTGGCTGAAGAGAGTGCAGAGGTGGCCGTATCGTTGCAGTTGGGCCGCTCAAATGAATGCGTCATCTTCAATGTGCCGAAAGCATCAGTGACTTTGCGCACGCCGGAAACGCAGTTTGACGGCACCGCGAAGCGTTCAATGATTCTGATCAACATCGAACCTGAAGAGATACCAGGTGATGCGACAACGCCGTACACAGTGACGGCAAAGTTTGATGAAACGGCCACGCTGTTAGCGGTTGCGTGATCGTCTGTTAGTTGAATCGCTTTTTACCCTGACACCCAAGCGCAGGGACTTCTTGAGAGATCAAGTCGTTCTTGCGCTTGTGTGCATTAACCGAAAGGAAACCTTGCTATGGCTATGCCAGAAAGTACCAAGACTGATGATCCGGTTGAAGTCAAAACGAATGGCTTTGATCGCAGTCAGCTTACGAACATTGTGAAGGTTGAGGTGAGATTGCCGGTATTGTATCCGTCAACGATTCTGAAACCGTTCACGGTGTACATGCGCCTTCAAATGATTAAAGAGGCTGAGGAAGCGCAATCACAGTTTCTTGCCTTGTCTGATGATGAAATGAAGGCGGCAACACACGAGTACGATGCAAAGATGATCTCTTTGCTGTCTACTCAAGCGCCGGAAGGATTCGCAGACTTCCCAGAGATTGACAACGATCCGAAAGCGTTGCAGCAAGCGATCTATGATTACCTATTCTATCCAGATGGTAACGATGATCAGCGTCAAGCAATGGCTTTCATCTGCCGGACACTCGCAAGCCGTTATCGGCGCGCGGTCAATCCGGTAGACTATCTTTGAACTCTTTAGAATAGTCTGTGCGCGAACGATTGATCATACTTACGCTCTGGAAGAGTTAGACGGCACCTATGACAACTGTGGAACACAATTCTGTGATCGGCCTGAAGCTGATGTTGAGCGCGGTTGTCCTGAATGCCTGGTAACTACGATGGTGCGGGAGTTGAAGGATGATTGTCTGCAAGAGTTTGAAGATCTTGCGGTGTCGAAAGATGTTAAGCTTAGTAGCTGGCCCTGGACATTTGAACGTATTCAACAGGATGTTGCAATTATTAGTAACATTGACGCTTCTGTTAATAATCAAGGTTACAATCCTGGTTGGACAGTACGTGTAAAAAACTTAGTGAGTATCTTGCGTGATCAGCGTTACAAAGCACAACGCGCACGTATGAAAGAGATCACTGATCGTGGCAGACGAAACACAGAATAGAGCGGAGCTTGAATACACTGCGCGGGTAAACCGTGAATCGTTTGCGCGTGCGCGCGAAGAGGTTCGCCGTGAGACTGAGCAAGCTGTAAGTCAGTCACGTCAGGCCGCGTCTACTAATGCCGGTGGTACTGATCCAGAGCTTGAGGCTATTCGCCGTGAACGTGCGGAGCGCACACGTCTCATTCAAGAGCGTAATGCTGCGCGCATCGCTGAACAGAATCAAGCACGCTTTGTTAGTGATGAAGAGTTTCGGATAATGTCACGGTTGAATGCTGCGCGCAATCGTGCTGATGAGCAAGAGATCAAAGACAAGCGCCGTGTTCGTGATGAAGTTGTTAAGCTGGCCAGTGATAAGGCAAAAGCTGAAGAGCAAGCTTATCGGAGTGGTGCTAATCAGCCGTTGCTCTATCCTGGTTCTGGCGCTGCAAACTTCAATCTGTCTGGTGGTTATAAGAGTAATGTTCTAGCGAGTCTGAGTCCTGAAGAATACCAGGCATTCAAAGCGTCACAAGGTGGTGGCGCTGGTGGCGGTGGCGGTGGCGGTGGCTTGTCTGGTGGTTATAATCGCTTCGCACAGCGCAGAGTGATTGCCGAAGCTGGTTATCTCTTGGGTGTGCCGGAGCTTGGTCAAGTAGGATCACTGGCCGCTTACGGGCCTGAGTTTGCTGCGGCTGGTGCTGGCATTGCTGGTGCCGGTGCGTTAGTTGAATCTGTCAAGCTGTATAAAGAGCAACAAGATGAGTTACATAAACTCACAACTGTTCTGCATGATACTGATCAAGCGTTTTCTCAAACCTACGCATCAGCGGAGATCTTTGCAACAACACTTGGCTTGTCAAGAGTTGAATCAGAGAAACTTGCAGAATCGTTAGCTCAGTTGAATCTCAAGGCCGGTCTGAATCTAGGGCCAGCACAAGCTGCACAACTCGGAACCGTATTCGCCGCTCACGGCCTTAGTCCTGAAGAGCAAGCATCAACACTCAAGCAGATTTCTCAAGACGCGAGCAAAGCGTTTGAGGATCTTACTGGTCTGCGCGCTGATGTGACTTTAGACAACTACGCGCGAAGTATCGGTAAGACAACCTCAGAACTAACACGAATGGAAAAGCAACAAGTGTTAGTTAATGAGTTGCTGCATCGAAGCGGTGAGTACACCGGCGAAGCTGAAGCGCGGTTGAAGAGTTTTAGCGGTCAGTGGGAACGGTTTGTTTCAACACTGAAAGATGTTGGTGGTTCAGTTGGTCAGCAAGCGCTTTACTTTTTTAATTCGTTAGCTGAATTATCGCCTAACGCTTCAACAATCCCTAACACAAGCGATGCTTTTGGCGGCTACGCTTACCGAACAACTGTTGCTGAGTTTGATGCACAGCAAGCGGCTGAGAATCGTCGCGCGATTCAGCGAAACAAAGACAAGCAAGCTGTAGATGAGCGCGTACGTCAGCAACAGATCGCTGATCAACAGGAACGTGCCGCACTTCAGTATCGTGACTACTTCTCTGATCGTCAAAGAGAGAATATCGCGGCTGGTCGCTTTTCGGAATCCGCGCAGTTTAAGTCTGTGGTTGAACAGCGTGATCTGTTTGAAAGAGGTAAAGGCGCGTTGTCAACTGATGACGCGAAAAAGTTTGGTGATCAATTTGATGATGTCATTACTTCCACAATGCAGAACGCGAAAGAGAAAGTATTCTCTTTCAGCAAAACGTTTCGTGATCAGTTTGGTGAGCTTGCAACGCTGGCATTAGGTGAGAAAGAGAATCCTTACGTTAAGATCTTTTCAGATGGTGAGCTTGCAGCCGCGCGTGCGCGTGAACAGTTTGGTCTGGCCGGTGATGAGGTTGTTAATAGCATCGTAGCCGCTCAGAAGGCGATGCAGAATACTGAAGTGTATGAGCTTCGTCTTAAGGACAATCTTAGCGCGGTCAAACTTGAATTTCAGGCAGCGGAGTTAGCGAAGCCATTCACTGAGCTTACGCGCGAAATGAAGAATACAATCGCTGTATTCAATCTTGAATTGAAGTCAGCGGTTGAAGGCCCGAAGCTGTTGTTTCAGGCCAGACAACTTGAGACAGGTGGTTACGCATCGGCACCTAACATCACTGGTGGCCCGTTAGGTGGCTTCAGCGGTCAGACGCTTGAGACTCTTCGCCGATTGCGTATTCAATACGGATTACAAGAAGGGATCGGTGGTGAAGAGCTTAATCACCTGATCAATCAACAGTACATTCAACTCTATCAAGGCTTGTCACCTGGTCAACGTAGAGACGTGTTTCAGTTTGGCACTTCGCGTCTTGACTTCGCTAATGCCTTTCGCGGTGAAGAGCGCTATGGCAGAGATCAGATTGAACGTCAGTTGCAGCGTAACATAGCAAACTCTGCTAATGTGCGTTTGGCTCAAACACAACTGCAAGAGTTATCCAGGCTTAGTGAAGGACAAGACAAAGATGTAACACGCAGAGCTTTCCTTGATATCACCGGCACTCTTTCACGCGAAGAGTTGACACCGGATCTGATCAAAGGAAGAGCTTCAGCTTTGCAGGAAGAGGCACGCTTTCAACGCGGACGTGAAGAGCGGGCCAGGAAAGCTGTTGAGGATACAGCAAAGTTTCAGAACGCCGTAGCCGCACAGCTTCAACAGATCGTATCGGCGATCAGTGCTCGCAACGATAAGGTGATCGTTGAGGTGCTTGATCGTACTGACACCGCGAAAGTTTCAACGCTTGGTCAAGGATTTCAATAATGGCTGGTAGATGGGCCGTAGGATCGATTGCTGGTGTAAGCCTGGTTGACTCAGGTGCTCGCCAGATGCGTGTTGATGTCGTTGATGGCGAAGGCTTGAAGTCTGCGTTTGTCGGATCGTCTGTGCAAGCTCTTGATTTTACGATTCACACTCAGCTTGCTAGTCATGGTGTCAAAGGTGTTCACTTCGGAGCGCACATTGCGCTGTTGCCGATTGACAAGCTTAATAGCATTGTTGCCGCGATTGAAGCGGCTGCGGGAAGTAACGCAACGTTCAATGTCACGCTGGCTGATTCAACTGGAAGTGATAAGGTTGATAACCTCAACGTGAATTGTGTTGTAGACTATCAGGCGAATAACGGAAAAGCTTTTCAACGCGGAGCACTGAGTAACGTCTATGTGAAAGACGTTGTGTTTCGCTTTATCGTTGTAAGTTGATGGAGATCAATTATGTCACGTACAAACTATGAACGTAACCGTGTGTTAGATGTTCGCTACGGCGGATCGGCGAGTTACACAAAGCCAGGCACCGTCTACATCGCACTGTTTACGTCGATGCCTACCGTGTTAGGCAATGACGGCACTGAGGTATCAGGCGGATCATACGCACGCGTTGCCGTCACGAACAACGCAACCAACTTTCCTAACGCAAGCGCCGGAGCTAAGTCAAACGCCAACGACATCACATTTCCAGGCGCAACCGCGTCCTGGGGATCGATTGTTGGTGTGGGTATCTATGATGCAGCGACGGTTGGCAACTTGCAAGACTTTCAAACGCTGGTTACGCCTAAGACTGTTGGCAACGGTGACGTGTTTTCACTGTCAGCCGGTCAATTGACGCTTCAATCAGCATAGGTGAGCTATGGCCAGACAATTTGCGGTTAGTGGTTTGCGTCCGGTGCTTACCGGTGCGCAATCGAAAGTGATTGAGTTTCCGGCACCAATGAATTGCCGGATAACTCAAATACTACTTCGCATTGCTGAAGCAAACGCAGCGGGTGATGCTGTGTTCGATGTGAACATTGACGATGTATCAGTGTACGCATCACCAACGGATCGTGCGAAGATTGTAGCTGGTCAAACATCAGGCACCTCTGTAATTGATACTGAGGTGTCACTGAATCAGATGATTACTGTTGATCTTGATTCAGCGCCGTTAGGTGGTATCAGTGGTTTGTACGTGATCGTGCAGCTTGAAGATGCTCCCACAGTATCGCAGTACATTAAGAATCTTTATCAGCAAGCCGTGCGTCGAGATCCTACCGGCACTGAATTAACGAATGGTTCTAACTCGTTGAATTCTGGTTGCGGTGCCGGAACAACTCTTGCGGCGATTACAACTCTGGCTACAACGATCTTTACTTCAAGTGAATACACTACAACTTACGGTGCTACTAACGCTGAGTACGTTGAAGATCTGTACCAGGCATTTTTAGCACGTCCGTCTGATGCTGGTGGTAAGTCTTTTTGGGTAGCTCAGCTTGTTGGTGGTATGACGCGTGCTGATCTGCGCGTAGCTTTTATAGGAAGCTTAGAGCACGTGAATCAACGTGTCGTTGGCTGGTGTCCTAACACGTTGCCGCTTACTAATGCGATTGATATTCAAGGTACACGTGTTGACGGTACTCCACCAACTGATAAGCAGTTTCTTCAGTACGATGTGGCTACCGGCAAAGCTCTTTGGACTTCGCTTGATTATCTTTCGAGCGTGTTTGATTTTAAGGCTTCTGTGCGAGCGGCAACAACCGGCACACTCGCAGCTTACTCAGCGAGTGGTGGCGCACTAACAGCAACGTCTAACGGCGCACTCGCTGCGCAAGATGGTGTGACGCTGGTTGCCAATGATCGTCTGCTTGTTAAGAATGAGTCAGGCGGCAATCAAAAGTATAATGGTATCTACATCGTTACTCAGGTTGGTGATGGATCACATCCTTACATCTTGACGCGAGCGGCTGATGCTAATACATCAGCGAAAGTTACAGCGGGAATCTTTGTTCCGATCACTGAAGGCACGGCTAATGGTGATACGGTTTACTGGCTGACAACGAATGATCCGATCACACTTGATACCACGGCATTAACTTTCTCACAGTTTGGATCAAGCGGATCACCAACGGGATCAGCCGGTGGTGATCTGACTGGTACTTATCCTAATCCAACAATAGCGAATGACGCTGTTACTTATGCGAAGATGCAGAACGTATCTGCAACTGCGCGTATACTAGGCCGTGTAACTTCTGGTGCTGGTGATGTTGAAGAATTAACACGGTCTGATGTTCTCAGTATCGTCTTTAGTGGATGCAGAGTTTCACAGACAGGTACAGGTGGTAGTGGGATTGCTAACAATACGCCTGTTAACATTGCGTTTGGAAGTGAGGAATTTGACACTGATAGCTATCATGATAACGCTACGAACAACTCACGCTTAACTATTCCGGTTACAGGGTATTATCGCGTTGATCTGTGCATTCACTTTACAAGCGGCCCTACAACCGGATCGCGTTTTCTGACACTTCTAGCGAATGGTGCCGTGTTGCAATTTTGTTCCGGTGCCGGTACTAATCAAGGAATGAGTCTGAGTATCATGAAGCACTTTGCAGTGAGTGACTATGTGGAAATGCAGGTGTTTCAAGACTCAGGTGGATTAGCGAATTATGATGCCTTCTTCAGTATTCATAGAGTAGGTTAACTCAAGTTGCCGATCATCATACCAGTACATGATGCGTACACGCCAGAGATCACTGTTGAGATCATTTTTCTTGACACTGATGATCTTGTTGTTGATAGCGATGTGTTGCTTCATGCGCCGGTTCACTTTGCTGACACCGATACGCTGGTTGTCTCTTCAAAGATCAGTACACCGGTTCACTTTGTTGACACTGATACTATTCAAGCTGTTGGAAGGCTCAATGCAGAAGCGAACCGGTTTGGTGAGGTTCACTTTGAGGATTCAGACTCGATTGAGCTTGGTGAATCAACCAACCACGTTCTAGGTTACGTCACTCTATTAGACACTGATCAGATCGTTGCTGATAGTAATCTTGAAGTCGTTGACAGTTTCGGTTTTACGATCTTTGTTGATATCACTGATGCCGCTACTGAAAGCGCTTTACATCCTTCTAACAACATTCGTCGCTATAGTGGTCGCCTGGTAGTCGATGGTAGTGATGTTCCGATCATTCGCGCGCAGCTATCGGCACCATCTGACAAGCTTGGTACAGCATTGACAGTCATCCTGGCTGATCAGAATCTTAGCGCCATTACTATTGACTCGCTTATCAACTTTGATATTGCGATCTGGCTGACTGGTGGCGGTGGTTCGTGGCAATGGATCAATCTGATTACAGGCGGCAAGCTGTCTCAGCGCTCAGCGCGTTACGTGAACGAAGAAGGATTGCCGAAAGATGCTATTGAGATCTCAATAGTTGACATCGTTGGTGATCGATGGAACCGTGCGCCACGCAGACAAGTTTACTTGTACGATTCTCAGAAGATTGATCCACCTACTAACGAAGCGATTCTTTCACAGACGATCTATTCTGATACTGGTCACGTTATTACGCCGCTCTTTGTGCCGATCTCTGGGATGAAACTAAGAGACGTGTTGCACTACGCTTATATCACTGGCTGCGGCTTTGATAACGTCATTACGAACATTCCTAACTTTCCAGTCGAGCAAGCATCTTTTACGGTGACTGGTGGTTATGACGCTGGTGTACGAAGTTATCTGGAATTGTTCTCACCGGTGGTGTTCGCATCGAATAATGATCTTTGGATCATCGATCCCGATCAGCCGCTACCGGCTGGTATTTCTTCTGTGGATTTCGTTGCAGCATTCTCAGCTAGTATTGATGACACATTGCCCGCGCATGAGCCTGTCAATGGTATCTTGGTTCGTGTTAACGATGCTTTAGCTGGCACTGAATTCTTTACTGAACGGCTTGAGACTTCCACAGTGAGTAACGGCGTGTTCGGTACACCTGGTTACACTGAGGTTGACACTGAGCGACGTATTAGAGAGTTTCGCATCTTTGCTAATCCAACTGCGATTGTTCGTGAAGAAGTTGCGTTTGAGCAAACACGTACGCTTGACTACACCTTTGCTGTCACCAGCATTGAGACGCGCACAGATCATATTGATTCACTTCTTCGGCCAACTGGTTACACGTTATCTGTCAGTCAGTTGTTGCCGGATGTTGGTGATCCTGATCTCAATCCTCTGTTGCAAGAGGTGACGCACGAAGAGCAATTAATAACTTATGTTCCTGATCCGTTTCATGTGCAATCAGACATTCAGTCACGAATTGAAACGCGGACTGAAGGATTGATCTTGGTTGATTCTAATACGCAGTATCTTGGTGAGGATTATAAGATCCCTTATGTCGATGCTCATAAGTCTGGCTACATTCAGCACGATGGAATGTCAACGCAGTTTGGGCCGGTGCGTACTGTGATCGAGCAATTGTCATTCAATGGTGGTCAGGTTAAGTATGAGACACGGGTAATGAATCATCTGGCGAATGTGCCGGATAAAATTACTATCAAGACATTGCCTGGTAGCTCACGCATTGATCGAAAGATTAGCGGACACGAAAAGTATGTGTTGTTGACGGTGCCTGGTACTGACGCTGTTAGTCGCAGAGTTGCGGAGTTTGACGGATCTCAGTTGCCTTATAATACTGCACTGGCCCTGGCTCAAAGGAAGCTGACTAATCTTAATAATCCACCAAAAGAATTAGCAGTGAACATGGCTTATGTTAATCCGTCACTTCGCAGAGGTGCTGTGATTCATGTTCAGGGCCGTTCAAGTTATCTGGGTAATTACATTCTTAAAGGTTATACGATCACGATTGAAGCTGTTGATCTAAAGAATTACCACGCGTCAATGAATTTTGAAGCAAGGGAATTACGATCATGATAATGACATACGACGAGATTGTTGCAAAGTTTGTTCAGGTCAACGGTGGACAGCCGTTAAACGGAAATACCATGAGGATAAGTTTTGATGAGGACAATGTTGAATTGTTTCATCTGTCTGATGGTTCGTTTCCTTTGTATCATGTTGATGGTTGGCTGTGTGAACCGAACGGAAAGAAGGTAGGCTTTGTCGCTGGCGATCACTGACATTGATGATGTTCCGATCACGTATATCTCAATGAGCTTACCAGAGCTTATAGATAGTGCTGTGTTCGTGATTAAGGTGCCGTGTCAGGCAAACTCACATCTGGCTTCAGAAGTGAATGCGAGTGCTGTAGTCAAAGCGCGATTGAATGGCACCAGTGATCCGTTTGTTGATATCGCAGCTTTGCCAATTGATCTTAATCCTTATGCCGGTACGACAAAGTTGTTTGATGTGAAAGTACACGCGAATGATATTACTGGCCTGGTTCGTGCTGCATTGCCAGTACGTGTTGTGTTTGTATGAGCCGTAAGCAATTCATCGTTAAGAGAGGTGGTAAGCTCACTGTTGGTTTGCCGGTCGCGTCTGCGGCTGACGCAGCTAAGCAACTGGCCGGTGCCTTATCACAGCAACCAGGTGGAGTGTTACCAACTGAAGAGCTAGATGATCTCTACGTCTTTCGTAAAGGTGGCATTAGGTTCTATGATCTGGGAACACGTAAGAATGAAGATGGATCTTTCAGAGACACGATTACAACTCTGATAATTGAACCAACTGGTTCTGGTGCCGGTAGTGATTACTATCACTGGTATCATAACTCGTTGCTTGATGACTTTGATCCTGATACGTGCTTGCAGATCCCGCAGGGTGCAGAGTTTCTATACTTTGATGCTTCGTTCGTTACTCAGGATGGTGACGCGAATCGTCATCTAATTGGTAACGTAGATAAGCGGCCTTATGTTAATGATCTTGCCAGTGGCGTGAATGTTGAAGAGACGATCTGGAAGAGTGGTAAACTCAAGTTTGCAGCGCCGGACTCTGATACTCCGCATCGCTACTTAAGCATTGAATCAGCCTTTTATTATAACTCGTTCTGTACTCAAGATGACGATGCGACTTTTTTAGATAGTCCTTTTTTCAAAGTTACAACTGAGCCGGTTTGGACAGCCGATCCAGTGTCGTACATTCCAACCGGCAAGGATCGTGTTTACCTGACACCTGTACGAACATTGCGCTCAACTGGCTTCTTTCCTAATCATGTTTACTTAGGTAGGCGAATGCCGATACTTCCAAACTTTGAGCCTCAACACGATCCGATGATCTTTCGGAACGAGACTATAGAATTCTTTGTTGGCGGTGGCCTGTTTGGTGATATGCTTACCAGAATGACGGCTAGCAGTTCTCTGTGGAGTGCGGTGCTCGATCACTACACCACAGTCTTTCTTGAGAGTGGTATTGACGCGAAAGGCGTTTTTGGTGACGGTGATTCAAGTGGTGAACCAACTGCGTTCTTTGTTAGTTGGACAGCTTTTACATTGATGAACGAGCTTAACAACGGACTTGATCCGATGGTGGCACCATCATACCTGGTTGCGATTATTGTTCAGGGAGATCAACGTTTGTACGTTTGGCGTAACTATGTTATCAACATTCTTGGTAACATGATCACTCCATCGTTTCCGTTATTTGAACGCCGATGGTCGCGCATCTATAAGCCTTAAATACGATGCAGTTATTAAGCTTCAGAACAGGTGAAGATCTTTGGATCGTCATTCGCATTGACGAAGAGTCTGCGATCAAGTTTCCGGCTACCTGGTGGGATGCTTTCAAAGAGCACTGGCTTTGGTGGTTTCCAGGTATTGAGATCACTTACTCAAAGCCTTATCGTCGATGGCACATGCAAGGATTGTATTCTGATGAACAGAAGGCTTGCGAAAGTTGTCAGGATGAAAATTGGTTTTACTTTCCTTTCATGCTGAATGTTGCTTACCCGCTTGAACGTGTTGAGGTGCAAGCGGTTTTTCCCTTGAGGGATAATGCTAGATACTCATTACGGAAGCTTTGGTAATCTGATCATCTACCTCTTTAGCGGTGGACTTGATCTCAGTAACGTTTGGAATGATGTCATTATCATCGTTGCCATTGTTGGCGCATTCGTCATTCTACGTTCGGGTATTGGTCAGAAGCTTGCTGAAGCTCTTGGTGGCTTAGCTACAGCCAGGAAAGAAGCGGTTGATGAAAAAGATGCTGAGATCGCAAAGATGAAAGTTGAATTGCGGCGAACAACACAAGAGCTTCGTCAGGCTAGAGAGTTTGGTGATGAGGATCGAGTTATCATTCGCGGCCTTAGAAATAGATGCCACCGTTATTTGATCGAGATAAATCAACATCGTTTAGGCAAGAGCATTCCACCGATACTAGCAGGAAGTGAAGATGATGACAGAAACTTACCCACTGTACTTTAGTGGTAGTAACACAAAGAGCTTTTCTGATGGTAGCGTTGAAGATGTGCATGACGCTACTGAGGTGCCGGACACTTCTAGTGATAGGCGCATTAAAGTTCTGTTCGCTGATGATGATCCCGATACTTTAGATCTTCTAGGATTAGCGGCACGGCGTATCGGTAACTTTGATTTTCGTCTGGCGAGCGACGGCGCTCAAGTTGCACACTTTCTTGAGACAGAACAGTTTGACGTACTGTGTCTTGATGCGCAGATGCCGATTGCCTACGGCACCACCATTGCACGAATGGTGCGGGATCGTGATATCAGTATGCCGATCATCTTTTTCACTGGCCGGTCAGGTAGAGAGGTGCGTTTGGCAACTGAAGAGGTTGGTGCTACACTGGTCACTAAGCCAGCATCACCAGGGCATTTAATGACAATGATTGCAAAGCTCGCAAGTGAACGGATCAGCTACCACGGCCCTGACCGGCGCGTGCTCTCAGTGAACCTCAGTGAGCAACGCCGTCGCGCCACGGATCAGCCTTTTGAGTTGCCTGAGTCTTTGTGCTTTGCTGCGAAGAAGCATAGACGGCCCTAACAATCCTCTTTCCAGAAACCAGGCCGGTACAGGCCAATTTTCTCCATGCAGTAATTAGGCGGTTGACAAACCTCTGTTTCAGTGGTTGACAAACGCCTTTTCTGTCTGCTAGTATCCGCTCCGCTTCCAAGCCTTGCTGACTTGCGAACGCTCACATAATCATGATCGATGTAACGATGCAGCCTGGCGCTAGTCATTTCTCGTTGCGAGCGCCAAGTGAGCTACACATACCGTTAGTTGAGATCGGCGGATCTCACTTCGCATCATTCGCCGATGTGTACAGTTATCCGGCCACCGTCTTTTGTGCTCAAGCAATCCGCAATCTTAGCATCAATCAAAACATACAACTCAATAGCGATGAATCATTCAAAGAGGTATTGAAGCGCTTTGATCTCATCAAGCCTTTGCGTGATCGTACTAAGGACGCAAGTAAGCTCGATCAACCATTGATCCGCGCAGCCGATTCATGGGAGTGGCAACTACAGGCTTACCATGTTGGTTTGAATCTGGATGCTGTGATGTGGTGGATGGGAGTAGGCACCGGCAAGAGTAAAGTGACGATTGATATGATTCAGAATGCTGGTCACTTGAAGATCGTCATGGGAATGCCTAATCACATTCTTAAAGATCCTGAGTGTTGGGATCGTCAGTTTGAGTTGTACGCAAAAACTGATTACATGCTTGAGGTACTAGATCACGGTTCAACGAAAGCGAATCTTGAGCGTGTCATGATTCAGACTCGCCGGATGGCCGGTAGCAAGGTGCCTCTGATCTTCGCCGTCAACTATGAAAGCATCTGGCGTAAAGGATTAGACGAAGCTTTACTCAAGTGGCAACCTGATCTTTTGGTGATGGAAGAGAGTCACAAGATCAAGGCACCAGGCGGCAAGGCGTCTCGCTACATTGGTCGCTTAGGGATGCGAAGCAAACAGCGATGCGGTCTGACAGGTACGCTGATGCCTAACTCACAGCTTGATGTGTATGGTCAGTTTCGCGCACTTGATCCTGGCATCTTCGGTACATCGTTTAGCCGGTTTCGTGATGAGTACGCGCACGTCTATGATCATAACGGCGTGCCGATCATTCAGTATTACAAGAATCAGAAACAACTCGCAGAGAAGATTGCACCGATCACGGTACAAGTTGAATCCAAAGTCTTAAAGCTTCCAGAACCGATCCACGATTCGCGTATGTTCGATCTCACACCATCGGAGCGCAAGATCTATGATGAGATCGAACAAGAGTATTGCACTGAAACTGAGCAAGGTTATCTGACAGTAACCAACGGTCTGACAAAGATCCTCAGACTTCAACAACTCACAGGCGGCTGGTTGCCTCTGCGCGAAGATAACATTGAAGCTGAGCTAAAGCGCATCGGAAAGTCAAAGCAAGATCTACTGCGCGATCTACTTGAAGATATACCGTCTGATGAGCCGGTTGTTATCTTCGCTCGCTTCACTGCGGATCTTGATTCAGTTAAAGAGGTAGCCGCAGAGCTTAAGCGTCCGTACGGCGAGATCAGCGGACGCGCCTACGATAAGGGACTGTGGGATCAAGGTAAGGTGATCAACTTAGGGATCAACGTCAAGTCTGGTGAAGGCATTGACACCTTGAAGAAAGCACGATACGGCATCTTTTATTCTGTGGGATACTCGAACGGTGAATTTGAGCAATGCGTAGGCCGGTTGAGACGGCCAGGTATGCGTGACTTCTGTTACTTCTATCATCTGGTTGCAAGGAACACTGTTGACATCGCTGTGTACAAAGCATTGAAAGCGAAACAGAGCATTCGTGATCAGGTGATTGGTTATTTACGCGAGCACGCAAAGGCAGCATGACGCATCAGGATGAGATCGAAGTCGCTGAGCGATCAATCTCTCTGCTTGAAAGCATTGAGAAAATGATGAGAGCGGAGATCAAAACAAAGTACAAGTGTCTCAACATTGACTTTCATAAGATCTCATTGATACAGGGTGCCATCATTTCACAGAAGCGACGGTTATCCTATCACCGGTTTCAGATTCTATTAGGAAGATAAAAAGAATGCCAATGGCACCAGCTACACTACTGATTGATGATACTGAGTTGACAGATCAGATTAAGCAGAATCCTCTGTACATCTGGCGAAGCGGCAAAGGCTACGCGCTTCGTAATGTAGCTGCACGTTTGGGTAAGTCACAAACATCAGTTTCAAAGTGGGAAGATGGTTCAGCTTATCCCACAGATCATCACATGACACTGATCGCTAAGATGATGAAGGTTGAGTTAAGCGATCTTATCGGTCAATGGCGAACCTGGTATCAGATTAAACATCCACCGGAGCAAACACATGGCAAGCAAGAAGAGCACAAAGACAAAAAGTAAGAAGGCACTGAAGCCGCCTGACGCTGAAGAGATTGCAAGTCAGAAACAAACTGGCTTGGATCGTGCAACGCTTCTACAATTCGCTATCCTTGATACGCGTAAGGAAGCATTGAAGAAAGAGTTGAAAGACGTTGAGGCTGCGCACAAAGTGATACAAGAAGTGATCCTTGAGAAATTCGCTAGTATGGGATTCGATCAAGTGCGCTTCTTAGGTCACACTGTTTACATCTTCAAACAGTTATGGGCCAGGCCCAAAGATGAAACGGTGCCGCGTCCGGCGTTGGTGGCCGCGCTCAAAGCTCACGGTTTCAAGGAATACATCAAGGAAGATTTCAACGTGCAGTCTGTGTCAGGACGGCTGCGAGAGTTAGAGAAGCAGTACCGTGAAATGCACTCGCAACAACCGAAGGAAGGTCGCAAGCCATTCTCGTTGGCTGATTACCTTCCTCAACCTTTAGTGAAGGTGCTTAAGCTTGATCCTGACTACAGCATCCGCATTCAAGGCACAATCCCTATGGACGATCTATTACAACTACAGGAAGAGGTGAATGATGGCAACAAGTAGGAAAGGCGCGCAACAACAAGCGCCAGACAATAAGAATGAAGCGCTGACAGCACCAGGCAAAGCGGCATTGCGTAAGCTATCGCATGAAGCGGTGCCGGTCGCTCTGGCTAGTGACTCGATTGATGGCATGATGCAGATCATGAAAGAGAATCTTGGGCCAGCCGGTCAGTTGAGTGTTACCGATCTAACGCGGATCACTATTCCGGCTGGTGGTGGTACGGCCTGGCAACTGCCTAATCCTATCGCCGGAAGCAAACCGAAGAATGTTGACACTTTGGATGTGGTGATCGTCGCGTTCAAGGATCAGAAAGCATTCTGGAAAGAGAGCGTTGATGACACAGGCGGTGGCACACCACCGGATTGCAGATCGCTTGATATGATTCACGGCGTTGGCGATCCAGGCGGCTTCTGTAATGGTGGCGTTGACTCGCAACCTGAGCCGTGCGCGTTCAATGTGTTCGGTAGCGCGAACGAAGGTGAAGGCGCGGGTAAAGCGTGCAAAGATCTTCGGTTTCTTTTCTTCCTTGAAGGAAAGTCACGATTGCCGAAGCTTCTAGTTGTGCCGCCAACGTCGCTGAAGGCTATGAAGAAATACTTTATCAGCCTGGCTGAAAATGAGATTCCGCATTACGGCGTTGTCACGCGACTTGAGTTGGAAGCAGACAAGAATGCGAACAACGTCAAGTATTCCAAGATCGTGCCGTCTGCGATTGCGGAGTTGTCTGAGGAAGAGAAAGCGACGGCGCAACTGTTCAAACAGCACATTGAGCCGATGATCGGCAACATGGCTGTGCAAGCGGCGAGTCAAGTAAAAGAAACGTAGTTCAGTCCCGATCTTGAGTTGAGCATGTAAGCCTTGCCAACACTTACACTGATCGCGCATCGGGAGTTGACAACATGGCCCGTTCGTTTCTTGGCTTATTATTTGATTCAAAGCCAAAAGACTCTCATATTCTGATATGGACTAAAGAGAACGCGCAGAAGCGCTCTGCTTGGTATCAGAACATTGAGACAGCTACGAAGTACGCTCATAAGGTAGGAAGCAAGGCGGATACTTACTTTGGTATCGGCCTTGCTTCTCAGCCTCTTGAATCGTACCAAAGAGTACCAGCTAATGAAGTGGCTGGTCTGCCTGGCCTGTGGTTAGATATTGACTACAAGACGCCAGGCGTACATAAGAAGAGTAATCTTCCGATTGATGAGAAGGAAGCTCTTTGGTTGATTGAACAGATGCCGCTTGAGCCATCGATCCTGGTTCACAGTGGTCACGGCTTTCAAGCTTATTGGCTGTTCCCTGAAGTCATCAAGTTAGAGTCAGGTGAGCAACGGATCTACTTATCTGATCTTAGTGAGCGATGGCAATACTACGGCAAGGCTGTTGCGGCAACGAAAGGTTGGGATGTTGATTCAACGTTCGATCTGGCCCGCGTCTTTCGGGTGCCGGAAACGTTCAACCTGAAGGACAAAGACAAACCGATAAAGGTAACGCTTAGAGGTGTCACAGATGAGCGATACACGGTTGATAAGATTGAAGCTGTCCTTGAAAGACAGAGCGTTGCAGTTGGCGCACCGTTGGCTGATGTCAGCGACAAGCGGTCTGATAAGCGTAAGCTGGCTGATGAAGTTACATTTAAGCTTGATCCTGATGCACAGCCACCAAAGGCGAAGTTTAATGCTCTGTACAGCAATGAACCAAAGTTTGCTGCGTCATGGGAACATCAGCGCACAGACTTCAAAGATGACTCACCATCTAGCTACGATTGCAGTCTTGCGACGTTCGCATATCACGCCGGATGGAATGATCAAGATATTGTTAGTTTACTCATCGCGCACAGACGTAAATACAACTTCGATCTTAAGATTGACCGCAAGCCGCATGGTGATTACTATCGTCGCACGTTAGCAGAAGCAAAGTACACTGGTGATATTCCGAGTAACAAGAAGAGCGCTAAGCCGAAAAAGATAACCTCAACTGATAAGTCTGAAGTCAGAGAAAAGAAAACAGCACGTGAGATCAAAGAGGATGAAGCGCCACCGGAAGAGGAAGCGAGCGATAACAAAGAGAGTAACTTGGCAGTCGTATCAGACGCCTTACAAGTTGACGTTGTTCGTATCGTTAAATACTTGTCCGATCCACCTCAGTATGTCATCTGTCTTGGAAGCGGTAGAGAGATTGAAGTAAAGCCGATGGTTCTTATGAGTCAGCAAGCGATGCGTACGACAATGGCTATTGCCGTCAATAAGCGTATCCCCAAGATCAAGCCTAAGATGTGGGATCACCTGTCTGACTGTATGTTTGCGGCCCTGGATGAAGTTGAGCCAAGCGATGAAACAACGCATCTGGGTGCTATCGCTCACTACCTGTACAAGTTTCTCAAACTCAATTACCGGCCTGAACAGATCGAACAGCATGATCGTGCGCTGCGTGATCAGCCAGCGAAGCTTGCGGGTAAGTGTTGCTTTGATCTTGACGCGCTCTTACGCTTCGTCTCAACTGAGTTTAGTCAACGGTTGGACAAAGCAACGGTCACACAACGTTTGATGCGGCTAGGCTGCGTGTATGAGAAGCGATCTCTTCGCAAGGGTGAGCAAGTTACCAGCCGCAAGTTTTGGGTAGTGCCGGATGAATTTATCAGCAACCGTCAATTGCTGGTCAACACAGAGAAGTCAATTCTTGAAGATGAGCGCGAAGAAGAAAGGATGAGTGTTAATTGACTTACACATCAACGTACTCAACGCTTGAGATCAAGCAATCGTCATTCGATGATATCAAGCAACGTCTTGAGAAGGCCGGAGTGCTCAAGGATTACTTTGACAATGATCGTCAGCACGGTGATATGATCTTGTTCGGCACCGTTGGTCTGGTGGTTGATAAGACAACGCGCACTACGATGAAAGCGTGCTGTAATTTTCACGGCACCGGTGGGCCAGCTAACCGGCCTTGTACGGTCAACACGTACCGGCCAGGTTTGAGGTGAAGCGATGATTGATCGTAAACATAACTTTGGCCAGGCGCACGCAGCGTTGATGAAAGAGTATCAGGCAGCGCACCAGGCGTTGAAAGCTCTTCATGCTGATGAGACATTCTTGAATGACTCTGCGCAAGAGTACCGGCAAGCAACTGAGAAACTGAGTGAGATCGCACGTGACATCTTCAAGCTCAAGAATGCCTGGATGACGGCGTTAGCATTGTTGGAAGTCAAACCAGAAGAGGAAAGACAGAAGAAAGGATCAACTGATGCCTAGACCGGAAGATCTCGCTTACCTTCAAACGATCCCTGATGATGAGCCGGTGTTTATTGTTCGCGCTCAAGACAAGTTTGCAATGGATACCGTTGCAGATTGGATTAGACGCGCAAAACAATTCGCCGTCAATGAAGTTAAGATTGCGCGTGTTATGAAACATCTTGACGCGATCTCAGCATTCTGGGGTGCTAATCCTGGCCGCGTCAAACTACCAGACTAAAGAGGTGAGCGATGCTAGATGAGAAGCCGGAACCGATCAATCACTGTCCTGATGGCCGGTGTCAAAACGGATGGCACTTCTATGAAGAGATCCGTAAAGGCGAGTATGCAATTATGTGTCAGTGCGGTGAGAAGCGACGTAGCGTGATGGAATGAACCTGGCTGATGTTCCGTTCGATTACTTCACTGAGAATGACGCAGCCGAAGCCGCGTTAGCTACGCTCTTTCAACAGAAGGTACTTGGACTTGACACAGAGACAACGGCGCTCGATCCGATACATGGCGATCTTCGCCTAGTTCAGCTTGCAACGGAAGAGCAAGCATTCATCTTTGACACGCGCTATCTTAACAAGCGCATCAATTCAATGATCGGAACACTTCTCAAGAAAGAGAAGCCGATCAAGATCATTCACAACGCCAAGTTTGATCTAAAATTCACTTACCGCAACTTAGGCGTGAAGTTGTTCGGTACGATCTTTGACACTATGTTAGCGGCGATGGTGGTAAGCCAGGCGCATGTTAGCTGTGATGCGATCTTTACTGAATCGTTCAGCTTAGAGGGTGTTGCGGCCACGTACTGCGACATTCACTTAGAACAGAAGAAAAAGCTTCAGGTGTCCGATTGGACTAAAGCTGTTCTGGATGACGATCAGTTGCAGTATGCAGCGCGCGATGCACTGATACTCTTACCGATCCGTAAAAAGCTCATTGAACGTATCAAAGAGTACCGGCTGATCGAAGCGGCCAAACTTGAGTTTGAATCTGTGGAGTGCATAGCGCAGATCGAGTTGAACGGATTCAAACTGAACATGATGCGCTGGCTTGAGCAATGTGATCGCATGGTAGTTAAGCGTGACGATCTCATGCACGATCTTTGGAACATCCTGGCACCAGGTGTTGATCCACAGCCAGCGCTATTTGAGGGTGCGCCGGTTGAGCCGCCGATCAACTTAAATTCGCGGCCACAGTTGATTGAAGCGCTAGAGAAGAGCGGCGTTGAGCTACCACAGGTTGACGGTAAGACATCAACTATAAAGCATAAGCTCAAGGGCATCGCTTACAAGTATCCGGTAGTTGATAAGGTGATCACCTATCGTGAGCATCAGAAGGCTTGCACATCGTACGGCCCTAACTGGATGCGATACGTTGACAAGCTCACTGGCCGGATTCATGCGAGCGCACGGCAACTGGCAGCGGACACGTCGCGTATGGCGTTCAGTGATCCGAACCTTCAGCAAGTGCCGAAAGAGGATGGTTATCGCACTTGCTTTGAGGCTGAAGATGGTTGGTCACTTGTTTGGGCCGATTATTCGCTGATGGAGTTGCGGATCGCCGCTTACTTGAGCGGTGATGAGTTGTTGATCGAAGCGTTTGAGTCCGGCCAGGATTTTCACAAGTACACAGCTTCTCTGATCTTTGAAGTCCCGTATGAGCAAGTCACGGCTGAGCAACGCAATCCGTCTAAGAATATGAATTACTTGATCGTGTATGGCGGTGGCCCGCACAAGCTGGCAGAGACAATGAAGATCTCAGTCGAGCACGCGCAAGAGATCATTGATATGTATCTCAAGAAGTTTGTGAAGCTTGCGGCCTGGTTGGAAGAGGCTGCGGCAAAGGCAGTGAGAGATCGGATCACATTCACGATCTCAGGTCGTCAGTTTAAGTTTATCTATGATCATCGTGATCATAAAGCCGCGTCAGCCGTTAGTCGAAAGGGAAAGAATACGCCGGTGCAAGGATCATCGTGCGACATTCTTAAGCGTGCGCTGCGGTTGCTCTGGCTAGAGATCGCAGAGCTTGAAAGCATCAAGATCGTTCACGTCAATCACGATGAGATCATACTTGAAGTGAAAAAGAGACTGGTAGCCAAAGCCAAGCGCATTCTACACAAAGCGATGATGACAGCATGGACTGAAATGATCGCAACGGTGCCGATGACATTGGATGTTCATACCGGAGCACGATGGCACAAGTAAAGAGAAAGAAACTATTCACGATGGTCTGTCAGTCATGCCAAGCTGAGCATGATTACTATAATCCAAAGCAGTTTAGCTCATGGATCAGACGGCATCGAAAGAAAGATCATCCGAAGCTGCGCGGTAAGATGAGCTTCAAACCAAAGCTTGCACCTGGTGTATTGTTCACGTCAGCTTCGATGATGTTAGGTAGGGTGACTGGATGAGTGTGAAAAAGATTCAACATCAAATTGGATACGCTATCTCTGCTATTCACGAAGCGCAAATAGAATGGAAGAATACACCGGCGCATTACAAGTACCTGGAAGTCTCACAGTTGATGATTCAGGTTGATGCTATGATGATCCAGCTTAAGGTACTAGAAATGAATGCGCGCGACACATTGAATACGGTGCTTCAACGAGAGAAGAAAGCGAGACGGAAGAAATGAACGGCGATGACATCATAAATACTAACGACACGATGCCTGTTTTTCCTATTGGAATGCGTCTCTATCGGCGTATACTCTGCGTGCTTGGTTATCATGTATGGGAAACCAGGCAGACGGCACCAGGGCATTGTTTTGGCGTACAGACTGCGGAAGGTGAGCGTAAAGGTAAGTTTGGTCTGCATGACGAGTCACCGTTACCGTTACGCGATCAGTGCGGTCACTGCTTTACATTGAGGTAAATAATGTCAGAACACTTGAAAGCGAACGTCTATTGTGCTTCGCCGATCCATAATGATGATCAAGTGCCGGTTGGCACGATTACCATTATTGAGCCGATGCCGCACGAAGAGACTGAAGAGGCATTGAAGCAAACCTATGCTTACGATGCTAGTGAGATCTTGCGCGTGCTAAGAGGCACCTTGCCACAAGGTACGCTTGATCATTTACTGATCCAACTGCTTGAGGATAAGGCATCGCTGTTGCGAGTTGTCGCACCTCAGCGCAGATGGATCGCAGAACGAAAGGACAGCTAAAATGAGTTACCTTGATGAAGAAACGCGATTGAATCATCATTCAAGCGGTGGTGTTACTGGCATCGCTAGTGAGGAACAGCGACAACAGAATGTTGTTGTGCGCAAACCAGCTTCAGGCATGACGATGATTGAAGCTAATGGTACGATCATGCCTGACGGACGCGAAGCGTTTTTGAAGCGGCTGCGGGCCGTCAATGTTGTTCGCGCGCGGGAAGGCTTTCATACTTATGACAACGTAAGCATTCTTTACTTCACTACAGCGCTGGCCGGTGAAGCTGGTGAGCTTGGTGAGATCATCGATCTGATGTGCGTTCAGAATTTGCTGAATGCTAAGATCGGAAGTCTCTGCAACCTCATTAAGAAAGTTGAACGTCATCGCGTTGGTGGCCCTGATCACGGTAACACCACCAAGATGAAAGACATTACACCAGCGAAGATTCGTGATGAGATCGGCGGCATCATGACGTACCTGGATCTCACAGCCGCGTTGTTAGGTGTTGACATTGAAGAGGCAACAACGGAAACCTTCAATGATGTTTCAGTGAAGGTTGGATCGGAGTATCGGCTATGAGCGGCGGCAAACCAAGTATCTCACCAGGTAAAGAGTATGTGTGCGGATTCTTGTTTGATGCGATTGAGTCCGGCGCTGTGGTGCTACTCACAGAAAAAGTGCGTCCTATCTGGCAAGCTGGCAAGCTTAATGGTATTGGTGGTGCCGTTGAACCTGGTGAGACAATCGCTGAAGCAATGACGCGTGAGTTTCACGAAGAGACAGGCGTGCGCTTTGATCGTTGGCGTTACTTCTGTAAGTTGCGTGTTGTTAATAAGTGGACAGTGCATTTCTTCTGCGGTACAAGCTCACTTATCAATGACTGTAAAACCAAGACAGATGAAGCTCTGGTTAAAGTAACTGTGCAGGGTGATGATCTTCTCTACAATACAGATCTCTTTGTTACGGATCTTCGTTGGCTCATTCCTATGGCGTTCGGAATGGACACTGAAGATTGCAAGTACCTGGAAGTCATCAGAGTTGGTGGTTGATATGTTCAAGCGTCTTTGTGTTCCCGATCCGATCCGTGAGATCACCGGCGTCAATATCAAAGGCTGGCCGATCATCATTAGTCACGGCATACATCTTGGCTCAATGGCGATCCATCCTGATCATCCGATGAATGTAACCAGGAAGCATGAGGTTCACATGGCACGGCGATCTTATGATGAGCTTGTTGTTAATATGTTCGCCTGGCCGATTCTTGAACGTGAGGTGATGAGACTCAATGCGTTTATTAAGGCAACAGAACCAGACAGAGATAATTGAGACACCAGGCCGTGATGCGTTGTGGCTGTGGTTTCAGTTATCGTACGCAGCTTATCTTACGATCCCGCGTGTACTGATGCACGATATGCCGGATGAGTGGCAAGGCAAGATGGCTGAGTTGTTGAACGAGTACAGCGAAGCTTATCCTAACTGGCCGGACATCGGATCAAGGGTGCTGGTGACTGATGCCAGAGGCAAGCTGATCCATACACCTGACTGGTTGCTTAACTATCGTCATCCAAACCGGACGGCAATTGATGAGTTAAAGAAGAAACGAGACTATGGCCAAAAGCAGTCATAACCATCGTTGCCGATGTCCTTGTTGTCGTGAGTATAGTATTCACGCTCAGATTAACTTTGGTGCCGTTACTGGTTACTATTGTTGTAAGTGTAGTTTTCGCGCATGGCTGCGCAGAGCGCGCACAACGTTTGCAAAGTGGCGGTGATGTCTAAGAAAGACGCAATAGGCACAATCTATCTCTTACACTTCTCTGAGAAGCTTCACCATGCTCAGCACTATCTGGGATGGACAGAGAACCTTGATCAGCGCATTGATACGCACCGCGCGGGCAATGGTAGCCGGTTGGCCGCAGCAATCAAAGATAAAGGCATCAGCTTCACTGTAGTACGAACCTGGCAAGGTACTAAGACTGATGAGCGTCGATTAAAGAAGCGAAAGAATCATCCTAAGCTTTGTCCAACGTGTAAGGCATGAGCATACCACCAATTAACATCTTTATGCCTGGTAGTGAGGTGCTAGTTGATAACCGATTAACGGCAACCGTTATCTCATCTAAGATCCTCATAGGAAATGTAATCGTGTATGAATGCGTTTGGTGGGATGATAATACCAGGCACAGTGAATGGCTTGAAGCCTTTGAGGTAACATCGAACGGTGAAGAGACACGTAAGCTTAGATTGAATCCAACACTATGAGCGAACAGATTGAAGATCCGCAAGGCAAGCTTATTGATATCATTCGTCAACCGGATGACATCGTAGAGATCCGCGTGTTCGGGCCACCAGGCACCGGCAAGACAACCACGCTCAGCAAGTGGATCACGCAAGCCGCACACAAGTACGGATCAAATAAGATTGTTGTTGCTTCGTTTACTAAGACAGCCGCAGCGGAGTTGGTTGGCCGTGATCTACCGCTCAGGCCCGATCAGATCGGCACCGTTCACGCTCACTGTTTTCGTGCGCTTGGTTCACCTGAAGTGTGTGAGGTGCCAGAGAAGATCAAGCAATGGAATGATCACATCGCAGGGATCGATGACTCGTTTATTATGTCGGAAGGATCAAGAGACGCTGATGATCCTTACTCATCACAATCACAAGAGGCTAAAGGTGACAAGGTTCTAGCGCTGTACAACACGATGCGCGCTCGCATGTTGCCGCCTGAATCATTCTTGCGTGATGACATTCGCCGCTTCGCAGAGTTGTGGGAAGAATGGAAGCGAGACATCAATGCTATTGATTTCACAGATATGATCTCAATGGCGTACAGAAACGTTGAGATCATGCCTGGTGATCCGATGATCGGATTCTTTGATGAGGTGCAGGATTGTTCAAAGCTTGAGCTTGCGCTGATTCGTAAATGGGCCAGGCCGATGAAGTACATTGTGATTGCTGGCGATGACGATCAAGCTTTGTATAACTGGCGCGGTGCCTCATCTGATGCGTTTCTCAATCCACCGCTACCAGCATCACAGAAACGGATACTCAATCAATCATACCGCGTACCGCGCGCAGTGCATGAGTTATCGCAGCAATGGATCAAACAGATCACTAAGCGCGAACCGAAGGAATACAAACCACAGGATCGCTTAGGTGAAGTCCGGCGCATCAATGCACGGTTCAAGCATCCTGGCGAATGTGAAGCGATGGTTGATGATGCTGAACAATACTTGATCCGTAAGACTGAATCAGGTAGGCCGTGGCGCGTGATGTTTCTGACATCATGCAACTACCAGCTTAACACGCTGAAGAAAGTGCTTCGCGGCATGGGGATGATCTTTTTCAATCCGTATCGCATCAATCGCGGTGACTGGAATCCTCTAGGCAAGAAGAGCACGGCTGATAAAGTTTTGGCGTTTGCTGGCCCTGTAATGCGCTCAGATGCGCCGGAAGCAGATACAGAGGCTAACCGGTGGCGGCTGCGCAAGATGGCCAATGATGGCCGCAAAATGCAAGCCTGGCTTGATAGACCACTGTGGACAAAGACAGAGCTAAATAAATGGTTGGAGATCTGCAAGACTTCAACGTTTCTTAACTCTGGAAGTCTCACTAAGCTTGGTCAGATGTTCAAGCAGGAAGTCACCGGACGCGATCTATTACCGCACTTCCAGAACAGTGAGGATCTTGTACTGGCTGGTAGCGGATCACTGCACTGGCTGCGCGAACGGATCAAAGCGAATCTGGATAACCATGTTGCCTATCTCTTTGAGATCATTCGCAAGCATGGTCTGGAAGGATTCACAGAGTTGAAGCCACAGATCATCATCGGAACCATTCACAGTGTGAAAGGTGGCGAAGCCGAAGTTGTCTATCTCTGTCCTGATCTCTCTGTGCAAGGGCAAGAGACATTCAACCAAGATCCTGATGAGATCATTCGTCAATTCTATGTTGGCATGACTCGTTGTAAAGAGGTGTTAGTGATCTGCGGTGCTACAAGTAACATGGCGGTGAGAATATGAGCGATCAATTTCAACGTCCGTACAAGGCTGTTCGCGGTGAGAACCTTTCTTATGTTGAAGGGTCAGGCCATCATCGATCAGACTTTGAAGATGCTGAGTACGGTGATGAAGAGAAGTCGATGCACTTTGCTAAGACTGAAGCTGGCATTTTGAATCGTGCTTACAATGAAGGCATGAAAAGCAGAAAGCCGCCACTTGGTGTGATACCTAAACATCTTTGGAAAGAGCAACGTGCTAAGGATCTTTCAAGAGCTATCAATCAATACATTGATGGCGGCTTTATTGGTGATGGCTTCTATCAACAAGTCAGTGAATGGATTGTTGAGCTTAGCGATCTGTGGCAAGGATTGAAACCATGAGCGAACATAGAAAGATTGGATTCACCGGCACTCAGCTTGGAATGACAGATAAGCAATGTTTTGGAGTTGTAGCGTTGCTTGAGCTATTCAACTACGGTGAGCACGATGATCCGATTGATGAAGTGCATCACGGTATGTGCATCGGCGCTGATGCTCAATTCCATGACATTGTGCGCGGTATCGATCCACAGATTAAGATCATCGGGCATCCGATTGACAGCATTAAACAAGCTAAGCTTGAATGCGACATCGTACGGCCTGTGAAAAGGCCGCTTGCGCGCAACCGCGATATCGTTATTGAGTGTGATCTGATCATTGCTACACCGCACACTGCGCAAGAAGTGCAGCGCTCAGGAACCTGGTCAACGGTTCGTTACGCGCGTCAACGAAATAAAGATGTGAGGATCTTTGAACCGTAATGCTTCCCTACAAACCTGAACATATCGCAGATCTTAAACGACGCTTTCCGATGGCGTTGCAGATGGTGGTTGATTGCACGGTTGAGCCGGTTACTTATGTGCCTGGTAAAAAACCTGAACACATCTTTGATTGTGTTGATGGTATCCGAGTGATCGCCAGCCGTGATAAGATGAGAACTAAAGGCGGTGGTGAAGCGATCTTTTATCACTTCAGTACATCAGCGATGTACGGCACCGTCTTATCATCAAAGGTACGTGCTGGCCGGATTAAAGGCGATCAATTTAAGCGTATGTCTGAGCTTCGCTTTCAAGAGCTAACCGGCTTAAGAATCCGGCCAGCGGATCATTTCACTGTGACTAAAGCGGAATGCTTTCACTGGTTCTGGAAAGAAACTTATCCTGACTCTGTTGATGCTGAAAGGAACCTGGCATGAGTGGATTTCATGAAGCTTATGAAGCTGAGCAACACTTAGCAATCATGATTAGCAGTGAAGTAGAAGCTTTCATGATGCTGCATGAGCAAGCTGATCATAATGGCGCGATCTGTATGGATGAGCGAATCAATACGCTCGCTTGGATTGCGCATCGCTGCGGGATCAAGTCTGATCAGGTTGGTCAGATCGTTACTCGATTAGCGGAGTGGGAAGAGCACCACAAAGAGAATCATGCCGGACACTGATAAGACTTACTTGGGTGATGGTGTCTATGCTTACCTTGATGAGCTTGGTCAGGTAGTGCTCATTACCAGCAACGGAATTGTAGTAACTAACACCGTCGTTTTAGAGAACGAAGTGATCGGTAACTTTCTCACTTATCTTAACTACATCAAGAAGGTATGCAATGATAGCTGATCCCCTTAATCCACCGCTCAAGTGGGCCGGTGGTAAACGCTGGCTGGTGCCGGTGCTCACTGAGATCTACAACGATCATCGTAACCGGCGATACGTTGAACCGTTCTGCGGTGGTCTGGCTATCGCTCTGGGATTGCGGCCACGCATCGCCTATCTCAATGACATCAATCCGCACCTGATTAACTTCTATCGCCAGGTGAAGCTGCACGGTCTGGCCCTGCATGGCCGGACAACTAACGTGATCATGAAGTACGATTCAGAGTTGTACTATCGGAACCGTGATCGTTTCAATAAGATCAAGGATCGATCTGACTGTGCCAGAGAAGCCGCAGAGTTGTTCTACTATCTGAATCGCACATGCTTCAATGGTCTGTGCCGGTTCAACTCTAAAGGCGGCTTCAATGTACCGTTCGGCCAGTACACAACAGTCAACTACGCTGACGGCTTTATAGAGCACCAGAAAGCTTTCAAGTCCTGGTCATTCACTGACAATGACTTTGATCGAATGACGATTGAAGAGGATGATTTTATCTACGCTGATCCGCCGTACGATGTTGAATTCACAACCTATTCAGCCGGTGGCTTCAGTTGGGATGATCAGTTGCGGCTACATAACTGGCTGTTAAAGCATCGTGGGCCAGTGGTGGTATCTAACCAGGCTACACCGCGCGTGTTAGAGCTTTATAAGCCAGACTTTCAAGTTGAAACGATGTCAGCGCCACGGCGCATCAGCCGCACCGGAGATCGCACGCCAGCGCTAGAAATGCTGGCAACCAGGAACCTATGAGCTACTATACGAAAGTCTATCGCTGTGGTCTGTGCGCCAGGCTGGTAATCACAGACACCGTTGTTGAAGAATCGATCATCAATGATACGATGTCGATCATGTGCCAGTTTGCTATTAACCAACCAAAGATCGAACCGGATAGCAAGCTGGTTATCCATCGCTGCGAAGATGGCGGCATTGGTCTACTGAAGTTTGTCGGACTACAGAAACAACACTCATGAGCTACTGCGTCAAAAACAACGAATCGTATCTGCACATCTTTCAGATCAAAAATCTGATCTTCTGTTATGAGTGTATCCTGACTGAGCATCAAACCTCAGTTGTCTTTGATGATCGTGACAAGCTGATTGACCACGTACTTAGTCACGCGTTGAAAGATCATAAAATACCTAAAGGTTTGCATAGCACGATCCTTGAAGAGATCAATCAAGTAGGCCAGGCCATCACCGGCAAAGAGGAATGGATAAATGAGCGATCTAGATAGCACAACCAGTCTGCGCAGTAAGATCCTACCGCCACCAGCTTTACTCAAAGATGAGTTAGCTAGCTGTTTCGGTAAGCGCGAAATGGAAATGGCTGCGAAAGTCATCATTGCTAAGTGTGTTGAAGCTGGCACCTGGCTGACAGAGTTGGATCGCACAATGTTTGTTGGCATCGATCCAAGCGACTACACACTTGACGGTTGGGATGATCTGATCGAACACGAATGGCTGGCACCGGCCTATGGAGATCGTTGGCGTGTTGTTGATGAGTTTGTTGATCGCTTAATGAAGAAAAGGCCGGACGCGTTTAAGACTGATGCCTAGAGCTACGCGCACATACTCATGTATGGAACCTGGATGCTTTCACGGTGCGACGTGGCATCGGCTTAACACCAGCAAGCCGAAAGGATTCAAGCGCACGTACTGCACAAAAGCTGGCTGCAATTGTACTCAGTACATCAAACCTGAGAAGAGCGATCAGGAAACACTCAGGCCGGTTCAGCATTTACTGTTTTACAACAAGGCGGATCGATGGCAGATCTGAATGATTATTGTCAGTGTTGTTCTAAGCGGTTGGCATCTGACTGGATGCGTTACCGTTGCGCTGAGTGTCCAAGTCACGAAACTTGTCCTGTATGTCTCAAGTGTCCTGAACACTGCGCAGGACACGCTGAGCTTGATGAGAATGGCTAGGATAGCGTACATCAACAAGAATTTCTATGCTAACTCACGTTGGCTGATCCAAGAGTCCAACACGATACTAGAACACTACTCTGATCTTGGTCTGGTGATGACGTTGCGCCAGCTTTATTATCAGCTTGTTCGATCAAACAAGATCCCAAACAACATAAAGTCATACAACAATCTAGGCAATGTGATCGGTGATGCGCGCCTGGCTGGTGAGATCGATTGGAATCACATCTTAGATCGTGGCCGCAATCTGCGCGGTGTCTATCACTTCAACTCACCTCTGGAAGTCATTCAAGACGGCGTAAGCCGTTACCGGATCGATATGTGGGAAAATCAGAACGTGCGGCCTGAGATCTGGATCGAGAAAGACGCGTTGTCAGGTGTGTTTGAAGATGTCTGCGCAGAGCTTGATGTTGATCTGCTTGCTTGCAAAGGTTATCTGAGCTTGTCTGAGTCCCACAAGGCAGCGATGCGTTTACAGAGGATTGTTGATCGGGAAGATAAGATGCCGATCATTTTTCACTTCGGCGATCATGATAGCTCTGGTCTGGATATGACGCGCGACATCAAAGCTAAGTTTGATCTCTTCGCACCTGAGTACAGTATAGACGTGCAACGCATTGCGCTCACGATGGCACAGATCAAGGCTCATGGATTGCCGCCACAGTTTGCTAAGCAGACTGATCCACGCGCACCAGCCTATACTGCGCAGTTTGGCAATGAGAGTTGGGAATTAGACGCTTTAGATCCAGAGACGCTTACTAACCTGGTGCGGAGCACTGTTGAAGGCGTGCGTGATGAACAGAAATGGAATGAAGCCTTGCAGCGTGAGAAGGAAGAAACTGATGCGCTGGCCGGTGTAGAGAAGCACTGGAAAAAAGTTGTGCCTTACGTTCACAAGTTAGAGAATCCAAAGCCGCGCAAACCGCGAAAAAAGAAAGCGAGTAAGAAGAGTGGTAAACGGAGAAAAGTGGTTCCCAAGAAGAGCCGATCCACTAAGCGCGTTTGATGGTTGGGGTGTCGCAACTGGTGACGATCCTTCAGTCTGGATCATTCCGGCGAGTCCTAACCTGGATCAACAAGACGCTGGTTTGATCTGTGCGGGCCATAACAACGCGTTGCAGGGTGAGCGGTTTATTTCAGTTGGTGCCGTCATCAATGAAGGCTTACAGCCGTTCGTTGAAATGACACTCGGATCTGAATCCGTTCAGATGACGATCCCACAGGCGCGGGTACAGCTTCGTGTCCTTCAGGAAGAAACTGAGGCTGCGATCTCAGAAGCGATCTTGCTCATGTTTATAGAAACGCAGCTAGGTTACGATTATGCGGTGCAAGCGCTCACGCTGTTTCGCGCGTACCGGAAAGAATTCAATAAGTGACTGATACACTGATCCAGACGCATGAAACTATTCGCCGGTATGTATTCACGCCGTGCCGTGAGGATCGGCATGAAGAGTGTCCAACCTGGCAAGCTGGTTATGTTGACGGGATCGAACGAAGAGCCGGTGAACAGTGCGCCTGTACCTGTGGTCATCACAAGAAACCGCCGATTATGGAACCGGCTGACAATTAGCTCTTTTGTAGTTGCATAAGGCAACCGGCTATGGTATAAGACAATCGTTCTGAAACACGGCCCTAGCATACTAAAGAAAGGATAACGCATCATGGCAACATCAAGAAAAGGTGGTCAAGGCGGTGGTAAGAGTGGCAAGGCCACGAAGCCGAAGTCTTTGATGTCACCGAAAAACATGGCGCTGTACGCACTGAACGACATTCTGACCGTTCACGCTGATGACGCTGAGCCGTCAGCCGAAGTGGTCGCCGGTCGCAAGGTGCTCGCTGATCTGAAGTTTGAACAGCGTCCGTCACGCGCGCAAGAGCTTCAAGCCATCGAAGATGAGATCAAGGGGATCGATGCTTCGCAACCTGGCGCAGCCGCGCGCATGGTTGAAATGGGTAAGCGCTTGAGCGCCGTTCAACGCGGTCAAGTGAAAGCGAAGAAAGCTGCGGCTGCGTAGCTTCATCGCTGTAACACAGTCAGGTGTGAGATCACAGGAACGGGCCGATCTCACACCTGGCATTTTTCTTTCCTTCCTTGCTAATGCAACAACTCGATTCATTCACCGATCCAAACCTGGTGGCTGCGGTCAAGCGCTACAAACTGCACGGCCCTGACCGAGTAGTAATTGATGAGTCTGGCGAATCTACGTCACCTCTGCGAGCTAAGAATAATCACGGCATCGGCTACAGCGTGACGTTCATCCGTAAAGATGGATGGATGTTGGCCGCGCTCACTCAGTTTGAAATGAAAGCTTTCTGGATGTGGCCCGAAGAATGGATCGCATTCATCCGCGTGCCTGATGTTGAGCCGCAGATGATGATGCACTGGCATGGTGCCAACACCGCACAGGTAATCAGTGAGTAAGCGCGAACGGAACATTGATCAACAGATCCGTAACTGGCTGAAGCACCGGCCAGATCTTATGGGTAAGAAGCTGCACGGATCGATGTTTTCTCTGAACGAGTCAGACTGGATCTTTTGTGTGCTTGGTCGCACGGTGATCATTGAAATGAAAGTACCAGGTAAGGAAGCGCGCAAAGGCCAAGAGCTACGCCAGCGTGAATGGCAAGTTGCCGGAGCACGCGTAGCTGTCTGCGACAACATTCAGAATGTGCAAGAGATCATTACTGAGGAAGAGACGCGGATGCGTCGATTGCTTGAGTACGAAGCTGCGGGGTATATATGAGCCATAATGAGATCTCACAGATCATCAGAGACAGGGTGAAGATGGAGATTGGCACTGATCTTAATGTCATGCCGTCAGCTAGTGAGTTTGTCAAAGATGCCGATAACGTGATCTATCGCGCGTCTCATTACTGCGATACGATCATCACTGATGCCGTCAACGAAGTCGTAGCTAATTGGAAGCGAAAAGAGGTGTAACTAATGCCGCTCACTGCAACAACGATTGACTTCCAGGCTGACTGGAAAAGCTTATGGTCTGCGGAAGAGGCTGAGATCGAATTGACCGGCTTCAAGTTTCATGGCCCTGGCTGGTATCTGGAAAAGACAGGATCGATCCTGGTTTTACCGGCCCGCGAACCGGACAAGTTTTGGTTTATGGTTTACAATGAGCGCGACGGTCGCGCAGCGTTCAAAGACATCGTTGATGCGCCGGTCAACACACATATCTGAGTTAAGGATCAATCATGACACGCTATCCGATCATCTTCGATCACAAGAAACCAAAGGTGTGCTTCAACTGTAACGCTGATCGCAAGTACATTGTGCTCTGCGGTGACTGTTGGCGCATTGGTGTTACCGGTATTGCTGTTGGTGGCGTGCTCATTGGTGCCGTCATCGGCATAGTCAAATTCTTCGTGAGGTGAACAGAATGCGTCATGTATCATATCGGCGTCGTTGGATCAGACAACAGCTATCACTGCTACACAGAGTTAGCAGACGCAGAATTATGTATTACAAGATTTCTTAACATCTGGCACCAGCTAGGCTATGCCATCGAACGGCCCTTAGAATTCCCTGATGCCGTAGTAAAAGAATGGTTAGCCTATGACGGTGTACAGTGCGTGAGACAGATGATGCTGGTGATCGAAGATGACGAAGCAGAGACGATACGCGATCTTGATGCCACCGGCGCACGGTAAGTCAACGCTGTTACCATTCCTGTTAGCTCAAGGTAAACTTATGGTAGTAATTGACGATCAAACTTACCGCGATCTACTTGACTGGTTCATGTGCTCTGATCCCTGGCCGGTGACTATTACTAAGGCACCAGGTGATCCGAACAGAGGATCAACAACTGATCAAGGCAACCATGAGCGCATCACCTTATTCATGGATGAGCAAGCCAGAGCGCGCGGCTATGCGAGTTGGGTAGAAGCCTTCCACGGCTTCAAGCCGGTCAGTGAGATAAGCTTAGCGTCTGATGAATAGTCAAAGGTACATCGCCGGTGAAGATCTCAAAGCTGGTCAGATTGTTTACATCAGTGAGGCTGACGGCTTAATCTATGCCGATCCTAATGATCGTGATGGTAGAGTCTTGTTCACGATTGATCAGGATGTTAAGAAAGGTGAAGTGATTACTATGCCTCTACAGCTTGGCGCACTAGATCGTAAAGAGTGGGCCGTGATCCATGATACCGGTGCCTCATGCGATCTAACATACCAGGAAGCGCAACAGATGTGTACGGCGCTGCGCGCACGTGACATCAATAGCGCCACCATCGTAACGAACCGTGTAGGCAAGCTGGCCAACGATAAAGGCTATCTGCGCACGTCGGAGCAAAACTAATGAGTATTGAACAATCTGAAGTCTATAGCCGCGTAGCTCAGGCAAAGGTTGATCGCAAGTGGTTGCTGGTACGCGTCTTTACACAATCAATCATCGTGGCCGGTACAGTTGCGGCTGTCTCATTGTTAGTTACTGCCTTCCTGGTGGTCAAAGTCTTTCACCTGGAACATCTGATCCCTATGGCCCTGGTCTGCGTAGGCATCACCATGAGCTTTACTGTGATCGGCATGATTCTGCTTAATCTGTGGAATCAATGATGCGGACACGCGAACAGATCCGCGAGCACTGCATCAAGCTTCTACGCGAAGAGCACGATGTACATGATCGAGCATTCAAGCTATTCATGGTTGATGTAGAGTTACAGTTAGATCAAAGAGATCTACTTGAAATGATTGCAGAGAAGCTGGCACCGGAAGAGTACGCGGCCCTGAAGAATCGAGTTGACAGCCGGAAGCGCTGATGATAGTATCCGCTTCGTCAGTCTGACATTTCACCAATTTGAAAGGATCGATTCTATGAGTACCAAAATCATCGTTAAGGTAGAGAACGGCAAGATCACTCAGATCCATGCCACCGGCAAGAAAGATGAAGCAACGTCAGCCGTCAGCGCCGTCAAGAGCGCTTGCGATGCGTTCCTGGCAACACCGAACCAGGATGGCGTGCTCGTTTCCGACATCGCCACGCTCGATCCAGGCGTGCTCGTTTCGGACTAGCGCCCGCAAGGGTGAACCGGCTGCAATCCCAACTCGCAGCCGGTTTACCTGGCGCTAAAGCCGCTTCGCCAGAAGCCGCGCAACTAGGCCGAAACCGGCCATCCTAATCATCCAACCACAATCAAACAAACGCGGTACAGGTCAAATTTCTGCAAGGGTAATTTTGGCGGTTGACAATCCCTGGCCCTGGTGCCGGAGATCGGGCCGGTCAAGCTTCGTATTTACGGATTGATGAGCCGGTGAGCGTATCGATCCCTTCAGCGGAGTACAATACGCCACCGGCTGCATTGATCTGATCAAGGTTGCCCGCATTGATGAGGACGCGGGCCAGTTGCAGTGCGGTAGTCAGTTGGTAACGAAACTGATAGCCAAGCGTGATCATGTAGTCAGCTTTTGGCGTTGTAGTCTTGAGTCCGATCACCAGGTGGTAACGGCGCTCAGGTTTATCTTTAAGCAGTCTAATCATCTGATTCGATCCATCGTTCGCACGCATCGTTGGTTAGAGACTGCATCTGAGTTTCAGTAAGCTCACAGTCACATTCTTGATCTTCAAGCCTGGCGTGATAATCCTGATCGTCAGGATCGTACTCCACAGAGAAACGCAAGGCTTCGTCAGCGGTGCATTCAGGACAATCAAGATTGATTATTCTTGGCATTGCTTCACTCCATTCAGATAGCGTTTGTCTGTCATAAAGATCCGTTCATCAGTCCTGATTAAGCCTTTCCTACGGCGCTTCATTACCTGACCATAGGACATTTCACGCTGTTTGCCGGTGCGGTGATTGATCACGGTGAAGAGTCTAACACTGTAGGGCCAGCGTGCCGTAAACTGTACACGCGGCTTCTTAGATGTAAGTGTGTAGATGTCAGGCTTCATCTAACCTTTCAACGGTAGGCTGGCCGTGCTTGTTTCGGCCAACGTCATACGCGGCCTGGCAATGGTCACTAATCGCTTGCATGAGTCCTTGAGAAGTTGACCGGCCTTGTATGTAGTCCATCACCATGCTCATAATATCTGTCTTAGTGACGGTCTGCACCTGGTGCCAGTCTGTGTCGTTCATTTCAGCATTGGTGCGCGGATTGTAGCACTCAATAAACTTCATCATCGCGTCATGCTGTGTCATCTGATCGTAGATAAATATGCGTTGAGGTGCGCCGGTGCCAGCACCTACAAGCATCTGGTGATAGATGTTATAGATCACTTCGCGTGAGATCTCATCGATCCGCTTGCCTGATTTTGCTACGCGCCAGATCTCCGCACTGTCCGGTACTGTCAGCCGTTCACCGTCAGCAATGCCGCCGATGAACAGTGTACGCTTGCCACTGGTTCTAGTTGTTGTGCTCATCCTCTAAACGTTCCTTCCTCAAGCCTGGCGATCAGTATGCCGCCACGGTTTGCAACGTTGTGAGACTCACACATTGCGCACATGAAGTACATGCACCGGTCACGGTTACTAACCAGCGCTACAGCCGGACGCGCGCAAGGAATGTACGTTGCACGGCTGAGCGTTGATGCTTCCTGGCAGACGATCAGCTTCAGGATCGGCGCTGGTAGCTTGATGTGCTTCACCTCTTCCTCTAGCGCCGGTGCCGTCAGCCGCTTCATTTCTTCGCGTACGTTGATCTCTGCGCGCAGAAGCTTTGTCAGCTTGTCGTTCGCTTGTTCCCAGGGTAAGCGCTCGCATCCTTCAACAAACACGTAGCGATTGACGCCTACCGGATTATCGGACAGCTTCATATCAACTGACCGGCTGTTGCGCTCAATCACCGCGTAACGGCGCTCAGAGACGGCGATAAACGCGTACACTGACAGCTTTGCACGTTCCATACCGATCTGAACTAGCCGATTCTGTTCCTGGCGCTCTTTGCTCATTGCGTCTAATATGCTCATAGTTTGCCTTCCTGTTGTAACAACTCTCTTAGCTTCATTGCGCGCTCTTCAACGTGTTCAAAACGCCAGTCAGTAAAGCGGCGTTCATTGATTAGCCGATAGTCGCGGCCAGTCTCTTTGCGATAGTGATCACGCTCACACTCTGCACAGCAATACAACTGTGCTTCGTACAAAGGCTGAAACTGGCCCGTAGATAAGCCTTCAGCTTTGCCGTGCTGACAATTAGGATTGATGCACGTACGCACCGGATTACGAAACTGTGAACGCTTCATTGTACGATCCTCACTGGTACAGCAAATTGCGGTATAGGAAGGTGCCAGCCGATGAATACCAGAGCTAGGAAAAACGGCACGTGCCAGAGTATGATCCAACGTTGCTTGATCCGTGGTGGTTGCGTCATTGTTAGAATAACGAAGTCAAAGATCAGTGTTACGACGATCACAGTAATTGCGATGGTTGCTGTACCTGGATTCATTTCATACCTTCAATCTGATCGAGTAGTCGTTGCTTCATTTCTTCAAGCGAGCTTTCATCAGCTACTACGATCACACCGGCACACCGTTTCTTCTTGTCCCTGGTCACGTCGCGCGCTTCTACACCGGCCAGGCGCGCGATCTCGTTCTCAATCTGTGGGATCATCTGCGCATAGTTGTCAGTGGTGATCGATTGTAGCCAGGTAAGATCGTCCGGTGACAGCTTGTACCAGTCATCAACGATGAGCTTGGCCCGCAGCTTCATTTTCAAAGCTGAGTATAGTAGCTCTGTGCGATTGTCAGATCTGATTGTGTGTATCACGCGGTAGTGAGCGAATGGATACACGTGCGCGAAACCGGCCCGCGTGTGTAACGGATCAGAGCTTGGCCCGATCCAGTAACGTTTGTGCTCTGGTGGTATCGCTTCCAACACCGCAGCGCGCATCAACTCAATCTGTACTGGTGCGGTGATCGTAGATGTTTCGATGATGGCAAGGTATGTGCTCATTGTTTCTTTCCTGAGTGATCGATCAGATGCCGGTAACGCTTCTTAATTGGTTTGCGATCTATCTTGAGCGCGGCCAGGCGCGCGATGAATGTCTGATGCTTCATTCCTAATCGCCTGGCTGCGGTGCTCAGGTTGCCGTCAGCTTCATTTAAGGCCCGCTCGCAAACGGTGCGCTGTATTAGCTTCATTGCTTCATCAAACGAGTATTGCCCGCTTATGACGCTCTGTGCTACCTGGTTGAGTGCTTCATTGTCCACGGCGCTCATCCTCTACGATCTGCGCGACGTTGCGCCGGTCAGCGTACTTCGCGGCCAGTAGCCGATCAATCTCATCGGCCCGCGTCATCCAGAAGTTACTAACGCCTGGTAACGCTTGCACGTTCAGGTATAGCTTATCAGCTTCGTCACGCGGCACCGGCTGCGATGTAAACTCAACGTTGCTGATGTAAACGATAACGCAAAACAGGATCTCTTTGTCGCTCATAGTTTCACCTGGTTAGGATTCAATGATGCCCTGGTCAGATTCAACGCTTGTTACTTCAGACTCAAGCGCATGATAACAGAATGCGTTATAGAGATCACCGATCTCAAGCGTTGATCCTGGTTTGAGAAGTCTGGTGATGTCCTCATCGCTGGCACCTGTGTTGCGCAAAGCTTGTGCGATCTCTTCGCGCGGTGCTTTGATCGTTACTTCAAATGTGATTGTCATTATGATCCCTTTTCAAAGTGCGCCGGACTACAGTATGCGCTTGACACTATGCCCCACCTTGCGGCGAAACAACGAGACGCTAACTCGTTCCTCTGCTTTCCGGCTAGTCCGCTAGTGTTTGCAACCAAAAGCGGAATGTCAAATAACGCTGCGCAAGATCAATTCGCGGTTAATTCGATCCGTTTGATCTTCAATGAATCGTTCGCCGTCACGCTCACCTAAGCGCATGATGATGTCCTGGCAAAGCTCTTTAGACAATGCCGGATGCTCGCCAACGTCAACAGTCAGGTTGATGGTTGAATCATTGACTTGCTCAACGATACCTGGAAAGTGAAACGTCATTCTCTGCTTGCCTATGCGCGGCTTATCACCGCTTACTGCATTGTGATCCTTCATAAGTTATCCCTTTCGTAGTTGTACGTGCTTGAAAGCCTTTTCTGTGGCCACGCGGCCACGTGGTGTGCGGTCAATGAATCCGATCCTTAACAAGTAAGGTTCGATCACCTCTTCTAAACTGTCCTTCTCTTCGTTGAGTACCGATGTCAGCGTTACCAGGCCCACCGGCCCACCGTTGTACTTGTTGACTAGCAGATCCAGGTACGCGCAGTCAATGCGATCCAGGCCCAACGAATCAACGCCGTTGAAGTCAAGCGCTTTCTCTGCTAGCCACCGGTCGATCACCTCACCAGGACAATGCACGGCTGCGAAGTCACCCACACGCCTTAGAAGCCGGTTAGCCACGCGCGGTGTGCCGCGTGAGCGCTTGGCGATCTCACTGGCTGCATCGTAGCCGATCATCAGCTTGAGCACATCGGCGCTACGCTGCACGATCTTTGTGATCATCGTATCGCTGTAGAATTCCAGATGTCCGACAATGCCGAAACGATCCCGCAACGGCTTACTGACTAAGCCTGGCCGTGTAGTGGCACCAACCAGAGTATAACGCGGCAACTCGATTGACACCTGAGATCCTGAGTACGTCTTAACAGTGGTGGTATAATCTTCCATCGCTGTGTATAACGTCTCTTCGATCACTGGTGCCAGCCGGTGAAGCTCATCAATGAATAGTACATCGCCTTCATTGAGAGTCTTGAGCACGCGCGCCAGATCGTCAGCCGTCTTGATTGACGGTGCGAAAGCTTGCTTGATCTCTGCGTGCATTTCATTAGCGATGATACCGGCCAGCGTTGTTTTGCCTAGTCCTGGTGGCCCGATCAGAAGCACATGATCGAGCACTGCGCGACGTTGCATTGCGGCCCGTATGCTGAGCGCAAGGTTATTGCGTACAGCATCCTGGCCCTGGTACTCGTTCAAGCTCTGTGGTCTGATCTCAGTCATTGCTTCACCGTAGGGATCAAGTCTGATACCTTGACGCGCAGCGCTTTGCTGTTGTTGTCTTTCTTATCTAGCCGTTTATAGATTCTGTTGATTCTAACCACCGCAGAGATCGGACTACACGCGATCATTTCAACGTACCGGCCCGCATCGCCTGGATGCTTGAAGCGATAGGTTCTCACCGCCTTCATTGCTTCTGATCCTTCCCGTTGCTCATTGCGCCAGCGACGGTGTTAGCCAGCCGGTTTGATTGCTCAAGCATGATGGTATAGAGCTTCAGCTTAGGCTGATCAGCTTCGCTCACTGGCCCGCACATCGCTTGCACGTTTGGCGTTAGTGTGCCTCTGGTGCCAAGCGGCCCGTACATTGACGCTTTCCAATTGGTATAGGTGCCATCGCCGTGATCTTCAAGAAACAAGATCTGATCGTGCTGGTCACTCTTCACTATGCACCAGGTGCGATCAAGCCACGGCTTATCTTGTGGATCTTGTCCGGTGATATCTTCGCTGGTTAGCTTCTCAGTCATTGTACACCTCTTCTATGATCTGACAGGTGGTCACATCGTAAATAAAGATCCAGCCGATCTGATTGCTCATCCATTTAGTACGATCACGCTTCAATGTCCGGCCACGTTCGCGCGCCTGGTGTAAGCTTGACTGATACAAACCAGGATAGAAACCAACTTCGGCACCGTGGGGATCATAGTCGCATTCAGCGATCACGCTGTAGCCTGTCTCACCGGCTAGGTGGCGCTGTTGTACCATGCGCGCAGACTTTTCGATCAGTTGGCGGTTTGCCCTGATTGAGTTTCGATTGAGTATAGCGCAAAGCTCACAGGCTGCACCTAACTCATGATCGAGATCCGGTCTGTCTGATCCGTGTGTGATCTTCATTGTTACACCTCAAACTGTTTCAGCGTTACCTGATACATAATTGCTTCGGCTAGATGCTGCACGCGACACGCAAGCGATCCGTCAAGATCCGCGATAGTCCGCGCGACACGTTTGATCGCTTCCACCTGATCAACGGTGAAACCGTTACGCGTGATCGCGTGCCGCATCAACTGATCACTGTCTTGATCAAGTATGGCGTCACGATTCATACAAGTGTGATCGGCGAAGTCACGCGCACGCTGAGCACGCACCAGCACATCGGCCAATGGTTCGCGGTCTGAATGATTGCCGGTGAGATCCTGAGCACGCGGTGACGGTACGTCTAGGATGATCTCAGAATGGATCGCCTTGCGATAATCTTTCTTCTGACGGTGCCGCAGCATCGCACCAGGTGAGCACACACATTCGCGCATCGGATTATTCCACCAGCCGCAGGGACACGGCTTAACAAACGCCAGCCGGTCAAACATGATCGCGCGGATGTCGTTCTCACCGTTCTCTGGATGGCCGATCACCGTGACAGTATAGCCACCTGTGATTGCGATCTCTAGTCCGCGTTTGATTGACGGTGCAAAGATCCGCAACCAGGCGTCAGCATCCGGTGCTTTTGGCGTGAGCGCTTCGCGTAGCTCTTCAATGTCATAGAGTGACACCAGGTAACAATCCGTTGCGCCGTTAGTGCGCGGATCATCGTGTAGCACCGCGTTTGTAATAAGGATCGATGCAAGATCCTTGATCGTGTCTGTCTCTTTTCTCATGATGCGTCGTACACTTTCAAACTATCCCAGGATGGAAGATCAAACTTGCAATCATCCGATAATTCGCGGTTTCGTTCGCGTCTGAATCGGATCTCATAATCAAAGCACGTGTGACAAAGGATCGCGTTACTATCGCCACCGGTAGGCAGTACGCGCACCTGGCCGTTGAATTGACGGCACTTGTCATTATCACAGTTTGGATTGTTGTACGGATTATTCATTAGTAGATCACCTCACCTGTATCTGTACAGTCACCGGCTACGGTTTCCCACCGGCCCGATGCTGGATCGTAGTTTTCAATCGTCACGCCACCGGCTACACGACACAGCCAGACGCGTTGACGCTCTGTCTGGATCTTCAAGCTACAGCACTGTCCGGTGCATAGTGTCGGAAGATCTTCTAACGATGATGGCGAGTATATGTTACTGGCTGGTGTATTCATTGTTACCTCATTAAACTGTCAACGCGGCCATTATTCCATTTTACAGATTATTTTGCAATCGATCACCAGGCTGGCCGGTCAGGTTCATCGACTAGATAGATCCATCCGTTCTGATCTTCGGCGATTACGCACAGCTTATGCTGAGCACAGAGATCGTTTGCTTCATCTGTGGTCAATGCTATGGCGCGCACCGGATGAGGTTTGCTGAATGCCTGGATCGATAGCGTCATGAATTCATTATTAAGCCTGATCACCGGCTGTTCACTCTCAAGATAGATCTTCGCGGTGTTACGTGAGCATCCGCGCGTAGTGATGATGCGATCAATATCAGCTTCATTCTGTGCAAGCTTGATCGCTTCATCGCGCGTCAAACCTTTGGCCACCTCTGAGGTGCTGTCCGGTATGCCATCGATCCGGCTGGTGACTCTGTGCAAGCGCTGGTGCCTACCATAAGAGTAGACTTCAAATATAGCGGCGCTGTGTTGTCGCCTGGTGATTAGCTTCATTGATTGATCCTTTATGCGCGGCCACCTGGCCCGCGCTCATTTAGTACAGCTTCAGCCATAGCACACCGGCCACCAGGATCACGAATAACGCGATCACCGCAAAGCACACCGTGCGGATCGTTGCCTGTGCGCCGTTCATGCGGCCACCTCAAACGTGCGCACGATCTTAGCTAGATCGTGATAGTTCACCTCTTCGATCAGGTTTGCCGCAATGCCGATCAAAAGATCGGTATCAAAGCCTGTCAGCTTAGCAACACCAGCGCTGATCAGGTGCTCATCGCTAACCTGATCGGCGAGATCAGGATTCGTGCAATACTTGCGCGAATACTCTCTGATCACGTTGAGCGCACGCTGTGCCTCTGCGATGGCAAGATCCTTTGTCTCACCGTGCGTCTGTGCGGTGATCTCACCGTCTCTGTTGTTAGATGCTGCGATCAGATGACCTTGACCTAAGACGCTGAAAGCATAATCACATCTAAATTCATTCTGTAAAGCCTGGCGCATCGCTTCAATCGCTTGCGCCGTGTCTGGTGTTACTTTCATGATTGATCCCCTTTTCTGGTTTGCTTGCGTGCCTGTAACTGAGCGCACGCGGTGCCGTATGTTGGCCCGTACGTGCCGGTGAGTGTGACGATCAGATGATCGGCCACCTGGTGCCGTATCCGTTCAATCTGTGAGCGTAGCGCGGCCACCTGGTGCACCGGCACCAGGATCGCAAACTCATCACCACCGATCCGAAAACACCGCGCGCCTAGTCCGAAGCTGGCCGCAACGTCAACGATCCGCCGTGCTAGCGCTTGCAATAGCTTGTCACCGGCCACCTGGCCGCGAAGCTTGTTAACCTGGCCGAAGTGATCCGCATCGATCACCAGGATCGCCAACTGTGGATCAGCTTCAGCACCGGCCCGCGCAAGATCAAACGCGCGTCTATTCGCTAAGCCGGTGAGCGCATCTGTATTAGCCTCACGTTCTAATAGCTTGCGCCGTTCTGCTAACTCTGGTGCGATAGCATCGGCGATCCTGGTTCTAAGTGAATCAAACATGATCAGATTATGCCGGTAAACTCGTTAGGTGATGGATCATCGTAACTTTCCACCTGATAAATCATGCGGCCAATATCACGGCCCGCGAATACTTGCGCACGCTTCCACGGCCCGAACCTTACCGCGTTCTGTGCGGTGTCAATAGCTATCGCGCGCTTACACTTACCATCGGCCAGGCACACAAACTCTGTGCTTTCACTCTCAAGCTGGCCGTCAGCCGGTGCCGGTGCCTTAGTTACCATCACAGTGTGATACATCGCTTCACCTCATCTGTTAGTCATCACCGTAAGCGCTAGCGATCTTCTGGCTGCATTGATCGCAATAGAGATCCTGATTCTCATAGTTGATATCCACAGCTTGAACGCACCAGCCATCACTGTACTGGTGCCGTACTGAATCGCTCACCAGCCGGAAGTTAGAACGCGCGCACGCGAAGTGCAACGCGGCACCGTCAGACGTGATCATATACATCGGATAGCCACCTGGCCAGGCATAGTCACCGGCCCGCAGTGTCGCGCGTAACTGTTGCGTGTTAGTAATCTGGCCGAACGTATAGTTATACACTGGCCGGATCGGTTTACTGGCCCAACTTTCGCGTCTGGTGTCATGTAGCGCACCATCACTAGCCTGAAAAAAGTGTGCTGGTAAAGCTGTCTGTCTGGTTGCTTGTTCGCTCATCGTTTCACCTCATCTGAATGTGTTTGTGATCTCTGTTACTGTTGCCTTAGCCTGGATGTCACGAACCACAGACAAGATCCAGCGCTTGCTATCATTGATTGACGGTGCCGCGTTGTCAAAGCCGCTTAAGCGATCACCGGTGAGACTATTGATCGCCGATCCGAAAGTGTGATCGCCTGTTGCATCTGTGAAGCGCACGAATACATGCGGCTTACTGAGATCCGTTAACGGATGATCTAACACTTTCATGATCGCACCTCAGACGCTTTTGCTTCAATAGCGCTGGCCGCTTGTGCTGGTGTCATAGGGATCGCGTTAGCTTCAGCTTCAGCCAGGTGCGCGCGGAATGCTACAGAGTACCAGTGATCGGCACCGTCTCTGATCTCACATCCTATCACCTCAGACAATGCCGATCCGAAGAGATCATAAAAGTATTCTTTTACCTGGTTGCGATCTCTACCAGTGATCCTGGTGTCATAACCAAACGCCAGGCTAGGTGTGACGATCAATTGATGATCTGTCCATCCGGCATAGCCACCGGATTGATCCATATGATGATAGCTAAACGTAAAGATCAAGCGATCAGGCTTTGAGCGCTCAAGATCGATCTTTGTTCCGCAGTCAACGCCAGATCCGCTAGGCATGAATTGATCACACAGCTTTTCTAACGTGTCTGTGTGCCTGGCGAACCATTCCGCGTTGTTACTCTTCTCACAGTTGGCCCGCGCGATCAAAGCGCTAGCGATGTGCTTATATAGTTGATTCTCGTTATTCATTCCTTCACCTCAAAAGTTAAGCCAGCCGCTAGCCTCAACGCATGATCGTACTGTGCGCCTAAGATCTGATCGGCTGATCGTTCTAAGAATTCAGCACCGGCCAGGCTTACTGGTACAAAGCCGGTGATCATACAGTCATCATCGATCCGCACGCATAGATCCGGTGTCATCATCTGATCAACGCGTGCGATCACATCGCCGCGCGGCCAGGTGATCGCACGGTGATCCGGCCTGGTGCGTGCGGCACCTCAGCGCACCGCGCGCCGCTCATCCGATGCGATCACCTGGCCGGTGCGCTGGTGCGCATCGCGTGCCGGTGAAGCTGGCCAGGTGCGCGCGGTGCGCTGGTGCCTGGCCGGTAACATTCAGCCGGTGAGCGTCACCGGCTGGCCGGTGTGCGCTCACCTGGCAATAGGCTAGCCGCTTGATCAAGGATCGGTGTCTGTGTGAAAGCTGGTTGATACTCGTAACGAAAACTAGAACGCCATTTCTAACACCTTACCAGCCGCGCGATCCAGCGCTGTGCGCTGATCCGCAAACGGGATCGTCTGGCTGTGTCTGGTGACACCTTGAACGAATCCCCAAACGGTACGCGGATCACCATCCTGGTGCGGTAACACCGCATCATAACTAGCCTCAAGCGCTTTCCGCGATAAGCCTAGCGAACGTTTGCCGAAGAGAAGATCCAAAACTTGATCTTTAGTCTCACCGATCCGCATGGTCTGCGATGACGCGATCACTGCCTCATCATCACTGGCTGAGCTTTCCGCGTACTTGCGGATCTCAGCCGCGTAACCTGTCCACCGTTCGCGCGCATCGCCGATGTGACGGATCTTGATCTCCATCACGTTACTTGCGCCCCAGATGATGTGATTGCCGCACATTTCGCGGTAAAGAAATCGCGTAAGCTTTAGAGCGCTTGCGCCAACTTCTGAATTCTCAACGATGACACCGCGTTGCAATCCGTCAGGATTGCCAGGTTCGCGGATCATCGCTGATCTGTTGCGAATGAAAGCAAACATATCGTGATCGGAAGCGTAAAGCGCTGGCCGATCATCGATCACGCGGATATCCGGCCTGGCTGGTTCCCAACCATCGGCCTGTAGCGGGATCATCCGTTCGATCACCTCATGATTCCAGATCCGCGCGTACTTCTCTGAAGTAATCGCGCGAAGCAACAGCGATCCGTTACTGTGGATCAGAAGCTTAGCGTTGTCCTGATCACCGTTCGCACCGTCAACGCGAGTTTTGATCCCGTGGTTTAGGTTCTGAACGGCCAGTGTTGGCGGAAGCGCTCGCAAGTAAGCGGCTGGTGCGTTGACGCGCGCGGCCAGTTGGCCGAAAGCGTAATTAGTCAACGCCGCTTGAGATCCAGTCTGTCCAACTAACATAACATCCTGGCCCACAGCTTCCACGCGAAGCTGGTTATATGGCACCGTTGCGGTGCGTGCCGTGTCGCGGTACGCTTTGCAAGCATCGCGCATCGCTTCTAAGGTGTCGAATTTCTCATCATCCGGCCTTGTGGCCCATTGTCTGTGTGCTTTGAATAATTCCATGATCTTGATCCTTTTCTGCCATCGTATCCTGGCCAGTTGGCCAGCATCGATCAGCTTCTAAAGCTTACGATCAGCACACCGATCCTTGATCTAACGTCTAACCTATTGCGCACCGCTTGATCCCGTTTCACTCACCAGGTGAGTGATTGATCGAAAGCCTACGGTGCTGTGTTTCAAAGATCCGAACGTGAGCGTTAAGCGCACGCGGTGAGCAATACCGATCCGGTATTGCGCGCCGTCTGTGCTTAGGCACCGATCAAGCTGTCAACCAGTTGATCGGCTGAATCCTGATCGCTGGTGCGCACCGTGATGATGTGCGCTTCCGGCTGATCGTTTATGTCGAATTCGATGATAATTGTTTTGGCCATCTGTTTGATCCCCTTTGCGGCACCTGGTGCCTGGTGATGGTATTAGCATACCGCGTGCCGTGATCGCTGTGCTGGTTTGTTGAGCGTTTGCGTTGACATCGAATGATCGCGCGTGTAACTGTTGCACGCTTCCGCTAACCTTACACTGTAAATACTGCTAACGCAAGCTGTTTTCCAGAGTTACCAAAAGATCGTTAATGACAATTTTTGTCACTGTTGACAAGCTGTGATACGCTGGCCGCGTAAATGGCTGAAGCAAAACAAGATCAAGCGATTAACGATCAGTCAACCAGCACAGCGATCAGCGATCCGCCGATCCTGGTGCATAAGGTGGGATCGCTACGTGGTAAGCCTAAATATCTGCCAGGCAAAGGATCGGGAGTTAAAACGAAATTCCGACACAAGATCCGGCTGACGGATGAGCGCAAGCGGCTGATCTTGACGTATCTTAAGCGCGGATCGTTTATAGACACCGCGTTTGCTGCGGCTGGTGTGCCCGCGTCAGTATATCGCGGCTGGATCGTTACCGCGCGCGAAGCGCTAAGCCTGGCCGAACAAGGCAAGCGGCTAACTTCTCACCGTAAAGCGCTTATAGTCTTTATGTCAGATGTTGAAAAGGCGCAAGCTCAATTTGAACAACGGATGATCGATGTGGTAGCCGGTGCCGCGCACGCTGGTACATACACCGCAGCCTTAGCGATCCTTGAGCGGCGTTATCCTGATCGGTGGGCCAAACGCGAAGATCAAGCGTCAACGCTCAACGTCAATGTAGGCTTTAGCTTTGTACAGGTGAGCGGTGACACTGGCCAGCAAACGCCAACTGACGCGCGATCAATCAACCAGGCACCTGATCAGCCGGTGCCGATGTCTCACCAGCTTACAGCGCCAGGATCGGCTGATCTCTCACCTGGTGAGTGATGGCCGATGCGCACCGCTAGATATAGTGTGATCTCACCAGTGAAACAAACATAATCCGCGCGCACTAATAGAATCAACACTTTACAGACATAATCGCGTCTGATAACAGTTATTATGAAACACTGATCGCTGGTTTGTTGCACGCGTGAAACTCACCAGGTAAGCGGCACCGGCACCGGCTGATCGCTTACCTGGTGAGACGATCACCGCGCGGAGATCTCACCGGCTGGCCGGTACGTCAACCAGGCACCGATCAGCGCTCACCGGCACCGGCTGATCGATCCTGGCCGGTAAGCGCTAACTTTCACCAGGTGAGCGCACGCGCGGCACCGGCACCGGCTTTTTTCGAGATCCGCGAGACGGCACGCCAAACGCCCGTTGTCACAATGACTCTGGCCCAAAACGGCTGTTTAACAAGCGCCAACACTGTAGGCCCGTAGTCCCCTACCGCGAGAGCATAGTACGATCTTGTTGTTAGTTGACACTTGCCGCACTTTTCGCTATAACTCCATACTACATACTACAGTGAGTCTCGTTCATCACTTTTGATTCGATGTTTATTGACTCTTTCCACATACATCACCGTAGTATGTACGCTTTTCCATACGAAAGCGCGCGGCCCTAAATCGTTTCAAGTTCAGGCTTTAGCTACGAACAAGATCGTACTACACCCTATATACGGCTACCTGGCTGTGGGAGCGCAGATCAGCGAAGCGGGGATCGAGCAATCAAGGCACCGGCTGCACGGCTTCAGGTGCGTTACATCAGCGAAGAAAGGATCACATAATGAGTCCGCTTGAGATCGATTACTCAGTAGATAAGTTTGAGCGTAACTTCTATCATGGATACAAGCACATCGACACCAGAGGTAAGCACTGGTCGCCGTTGTTGTCAGAGGACATTGTACTTGCTCTTGATGTAGCTATGAGCACGCAAGGCATCAATGATGTTACCGTGTTCATGAAGTTGCTGTATCACATCACCGCGCACCAGACATATCACGTTGCCATTGACGAAGAGGCAACGCTGACGTATCACGGCATCGCGCAGATGCTTGAACAAGGCCACGGCAATCCGCGCATCAACAAACTCGAAATGCTGTTGAATGCTTTGGGTGCATCACTGGCGATATGTCGCATTGAGGATCGTGAGAATGACACACCGCACTTTGAGGTGCCGCGTGCTTGCTTCTATCAACAGTTGGTGAAGAAAGAGCGCTGGCCGTTGAAAACAGTGATTGAGTTGCTGTTTGAGCATGAGCTACAGTTTCGCGTCTTTGGTTTGCAGGAAGTGACGGACTGCAACACGATGGCACACTCGCTTGATGTGACGTTCACTGACGCGCAGAAAGAGCCAGAGATACGCGCGGTGATTAAGGGCATCGTTGATCTGTCAGCGCTGTTGCGATTCTTCAATGTTCGCGCGCTTACGCGATTGGAGATCCAACCGGCACAACAGACGGCTGAATAAGCAATCGTGCCTGTTGCGCTGAACGTGGCACCTGTGCTATAAGCCGTCTGAACCGCAGGGCCAGGCCGGTGTATAAGGCATGGGGCAACCTGTTGTAAAACGCTTGCCTGGTCTTGTGGGACAATCAGAGCGATGTTACTGGTGATCGATATGCAACCACGCTTCCCTGCTACAAGAGCGGTGATGTCTAACGTTGCGGAAGAGATCAAGCGAGCAATCGCACGCGACGAATGGATCGTATTCATGAAGGTTGGCCCTGGTCGCGTTGCTTACAGGTTGACAAAGTTGGTGAAAGACTACCGCAAGTCATGGATGCTCACGAAGTATCGTGATGACGGTGCGGCTGACTTATTCATCGCTCTTACCTGGCGATCAAAAGCTTGGAATGCGATCACTATAGGCCGCGTGCAGACGATTAAGGTGTGCGGCGTGAACACAGCGGCTTGTGTGTACAGCACGGTGAGAAGTCTTGCCTTGCTGAATGTGAAGATTAAGGTGCTCGCTTACGCAACCGCTCAATGCCGTGATGGTTACTCGTACGGGTATAACAAAGCGGCCTTCCATCAGTCACTTCAAGCGATGAATCGCTTATCTAACGTTCAAGTCATCAGAAAGAGGTGAATAGCTATGAAACTCATTGCTCGCATCATGTGTGCATTCCTGATTCTGTTCTGTGTTGTCATTACTCAAGTTGCTTGCGCTCAGAAGAAGCTTGATCAGGCAACGAAAGCATCCGGCACCGTTGCTAAGTACACCGGCGAAGTGATCACAGTCGTCGATGTGCTTTGGACAACCGGTGTGATCAAGGATATCAAAGTGAAAGATCTGATCGCGCAGCGCTTGAAAGACTTTTCGATTGCTGGCCGTGACTTCAACGCTTTGATCATCAAGTATTCGCAACAGTACGGCACCAGCGACGTGCCTTCAACGGTCTGGCGTGACATCATCCAACACTTTGATGACTTGTCGAAGATCTTTGTTGATCTGTTGTCGAGTATTCCGAAGCTGGCCGGATTGCAGGATTCAACCGCTTTCAAGATGATCAGTGCGGCGGTTGTTACGTTGGCAGATCTCTTCCTCAGTGTGTCCGGCGTGCGCAAGACGATCTTAAAGCGCTTGATGCCTAACTACAGCGAAGTTGCGGGCCGGTTGCAGCGCATCAAGGATTCGATTGACGATCTACCGTCCGCAATGCAGCTATACAACGCGCAAGCCGTCTGACGGCTGCGAGAAAGGTTGATTGATCATGGACTGGAAGAAGTTTATTAAAGAGGTGATCCCTGTTGCCGCATCAATGACAGGGAACGCAAGCATTGATTCAGCCGCGAAGCTGTTAGAGGACGCGGTTGATGCTCATCTGACGAATCAAGCCGCGATCAGCGGTAAGACGCGTGATGAGTTGCTGCAAGACTACCAGGCGCAATGGCAATCGAACGTCGATGATGCCGATGCGCTGTTGAAGAAAGGCCACGAAGAGTGATAAGCACCATCATCGTTTTACTTCTGGCGTTGATTCTTCTCTGGCAAGTGATCGTTGCGCAGCGCGCGATGCTCAGCAAGCGGGTATTTGACGCTTTAGCGCTGTTGATGGTGATCGCGGCCCTGGCTGTGTTTCTAACAGCGCTTGGAGTGTTTCAGGCACTTCAACGCTACATTCACTGACTTTCAGGCAATAAGAGCGGTTATAGCGTCTGCAAACCGCTCTTATTGTGTATTAGATGCTATCTGCTAATGCGATTACCGGCCAGCAACCACCTGTACGGCCTGTGCTCCGCGAATACCTACCTGAAGGTGGTCTAAAACTCAACTTACATGAAGGCCAACAGCGCGCATGGCTCAGCAAAGCGCGGTTTGTTGGCATCATCGCTGGATCGCAGAGCGGTAAGACATCTTTCGCACCTCATTGGTTGATGCGAGAGATACATAGACGCGGCAACGGCGATTATCTGTACGTCTCATCAACCTTCACACTGCTACAAAAGA